ATGTGCGGACGTTTTGCGCAATCGCAAACCAGGGAGGAATACCTGGCCTATCTGGCCGAAGAATCTGATCGAGACATCGCCTTTGACCCGGAACCCATAGGACGCTACAACGTCGCACCAGGCACACGCGTTCTACTCCTGAGTGAACGTGATGAACAGTTGCACCTCGACCCAGTTCATTGGGGCTATGCGCCAGGATGGTGGGATAAGCCAGCGCTCATTAACGCTCGCGTAGAAACCGCGGCGACAAGCAGAATGTTTAAGCCACTATGGCAACATGGCCGGGCGATCTGTTTCGCTGACGGTTGGTTTGAATGGAAGCGTATGGGTGATAAAAAACAGCCCTACTTCATTTACCGAAAAGACGGGAAACCCATTTTTATGGCAGCGATCGGCAGTGTGCCCTTCGAGCGCGGTGATGAAGCAGAGGGATTCTTGATTGTGACCGCTGCAGCAGATCAGGGGTTGGTCGATATTCACGACCGCCGTCCGCTCGTCCTTGTACCGGAAGCCGCCCGGGAATGGATGAGACAGGATATCGGAGGAAAGGAAGCCAGCGAGATTGCCGCCGACGGATCAGTGTCAGCGGACAATTTTATCTGGCACCCGGTTTCTCGCGCAGTGGGTAACGTCAAAAACCAGGGGCCAGAGCTGATAGAGCGAATCACCTGACCCGAATCAAATCACTGTATCTCGTTGTGTATCGCGGAGATAACATTTCCCGTTTCATCTGCCAGGCGGTCTGGATACCCTGACCGGCAAAGTACAGGGCACCTTTCCCACTTTTGGCATTGAGGTGATCCAGCACTTCCATCAGCTTTTCGCTGTTTTTCCGTGGTGCATTGTCGTCGAACAGGTTCAACTGGGCTACACCCTGGCTATAGAAGTCGCCGAGCATCACGCCGGCTTTTTGATACCGGTAGCAATCTTTCCAGACAGCATCCAGACAGCGCGTTGCCGCTGCGATAATGTCCCGACTGTCCTGAGTCGGGGTCAGCAGCTTAACCGATGCGCTGTTACCATAATACGGTTCGTTCAGTGCAAACGGGCTCGTTTTGACGAACGCAGAGATAAACCGGCAATATTGATGCTCGCCACGGAGTTTCTCCGCTGCGCGAGATGCATAGCTGCATATCGCCTGCCGCATCTCATGGTATTCAGTTATGCGCCCGCCGAACGACCGGCTACAAACAATTTCCTGCTTTACCGGCGCGAACTCCTCCAGGCCAAGACAAGGCTCGCCGCGCAGCTCTCTAACGGTTCTCTCCAGAACCACATTAAAATGCTTCCGGATAAAACGGATATCGGTATCCGCCAGTTGAAGCACCGTTTTAATGCCCATTGCCTCTAGTTTTTTACTGATGCGGCGCCCGACTCCCCAGACCTCATCAACCGGCAGTGCGGCCATCAACTTACGTTGTTTCTCGATATTGGAAAGGTCCACCACCCCGCCAGTCTGCCGTTGCCACTTCTTCGCTGCGTGATTTGCCAGCTTCGCCAGGGTTTTGGTCTGGGCTATACCCACCCCAACTGTCAGATGCGTGCGTTGCAAAACCGTCTCACGAATTTCCCGGCCAAAATCAGTAAGGTCGCGACAGTTGCGGACGCCAGTAAGGTCGCAAAAGGCCTCGTCGATACTGTAAATTTCGCATCGTGGGGAGAGTTCCTCCAGTGTTGTCATCACCCGGTTCGACATATCCGCATAGAGTTCGTAGTTGCTGCTGAAACAGATCACACCATGCCGGCGGAAAATGTCCTTCTGCTTAAAATATGGGTCCCCCATCTTCACGAACGGCTTTGCTTCAGCAGAACGTGCAATAACGCATCCGTCGTTATTGGATAACACCACCACGGGCCGCCCCTTCAGGTCCGGGCGAAAAACGGTCTCACAAGATGCATAGAAAGAATTCACATCAACCAGAGCAAACATCACACCACCGGACAATCGTCAAAACCAGGCTTACTGATTATGTGCGTAACCACACCGATCAGCTCCACCTCTACAAGCGCATCTCCTTCAATCGACTCCCCATCTTCGGTTATAAGCACACCGCCGAGGAAGCGAGCGAACTGCTGGCATCCACAAAGCGAAACGAGCAAAACCGCAGAAGCTATGGGCGCTGATGAGCGCTCGACAACGGCAATTCCGCGCTGAGTATCGATAAATGTCGCGTACTGACTAATGCCGGTCGCTGCTAAAATTGGTTCAGAATTGAGCATGATCCACCTTCCGATAAATACTGTTTTTATATACAGTAGTTTTAACATGTAGGCAGATCAAGAGAGATTGCGCCTATCAATTTTCATGACAGGCGTAGTGCTTTGATTAAACTAGATACTCGTTTGCTAACGTTACCGCCTGGGCGATCAAATCTGTCGCAACAGTTGTTTTCCCAGTGAGATTTACCAACATCGGGCGCCCAATTTTAATGTTTCCCCAAGGACCGTAGATCGTTGCCGGGTAGCTACCGATGCGTGGAAGGTTTGTCGGCTGAGGCACCACGCTATCCCAGGCGTTATTTGTTGCCGTTGCCACCAGAATGTTATCTACGTAAATGCGCGTTACCAGAGTACCAGCGGTGGTCTCTCCGTCAGCGTATACGGACACCACATGCACATTCCCATCAGTCAGGAGCGCTAATTGTGCCGAGGCGGAAACAGCAGCCGACCCCATCATCGAACCCTGGACAGATTGCAGACTCCCAGATGTGTTGATCAGCGCCCAGATAGCAAAATTGATATTTGCCGAAGCTGTGTTGTTGAGTCGCCCGAACAGGTTTACTGAGCGACTTGCTGCAGGTGTACCATATCCGGATGCGGGAAGTTTTACCGCCACGCTCGCCAGGGCCCGTTTACAGCCCGTTGGTAATGAAAATTCCGCAGTCGGCAGCAAAACATAATCATTGACACTTTCTGCCGCGCCGGTGAATTTCAGCATACCTGTTTCCAGCGTATGTGAGTTGGGGCCGTTGGTGGCATTCGTCCCACCATTCACCAGGTTGAGGAGGTTCGCATACGCCGCCACAGGCGTCCCTGAGTCGTAGCAAATCTCATTGCTGAAATCGAGCAGACCCAACGTGGCTCCACGGATAATGGATGGGTCATTTTCCAGATACACTGGATTTGCCCCGCTGCTGGCTGGCGATGAATCCGATTTCAAAAAAATAGCCATTATTTATCCTCTTCTCTGGCGGGTTTGATATCCAAGCTCGGCGTAAACACCATATCCTGCGGTATTTGGATGGCGGTTATCGCTGCGTAATGAAGACGGAACGATGTCATTACCAAAATCAGTTACATCCTGTGTAATCGACGCGTTGTATCTGGAAACAAGCTCTTCGCGCAAATCTCGGCCATTAGCGCCCCTGATGTAGTAACCTGGGTATTTTTGAGAAAAATACTGATTAACTTCCAGGATGCGCTGATACCGTATCCCACCGAGAAATTCCACTGAGTAGTTACAGGTATTAATGCCGTAAACCAGTATGGGCCGGCCTGATTTTTCAGCCTGATTAATCAGCGCATCGATATTGGATTTTATAGCCGCCACATCGGCGTCATAGTCGGCAGTTGTCGTGGCTCCAGAGCGGAAATCATTAATGCCAACGCAGATCCACATCTCACTATCTGAGTGATCCCGCATCGCATAATCTGGTACAAACAGTGAACCAGGGAGACACCGGAATCCGGTGCCACTTAATGCCGTCAGGCTGTATGCTTCAACGCCACCTGAAGAAGTGCGCGTCACCCGGCATTTGATACCAGAGATCCAGCCATCCAGCGTGTAGGTGGTGGTGTTTGATGGTGTGGACAGGAAGCGAACATCCTGGCTCGGGTAGGCCGGCTCAACTGTGGCACTCGCACCGTTAATCTGGGTGATTGTGACTGAATTGCCGGATGTCGGAATCAAATCCCCTGTCACGGTCAGATAAATGGGCCTGGCCCCCATACGCATTGCCACCTGCCCGGATTTTTGCCCACCTATGCTGTAGTTTGTTGCAACGAATCCATTGCCAATCAGCGCAGCTAACTGATCTGGGAATGAATAACCAGCAGGAGCACCGGTCCCTGCGCCAGTACTGTCACCTGCCGTATCGGATTTGCTGATAATACTACCGCTATTATTCTCGACATCTTCCAGCCTGGAAAAAATATCCCCTCCACGCTCACCGCCGCCTCCGAATATTGGCCGATTATCTGACTCCCGAAACACCACGCCGACCTGTCCATTTCCCGCGACAATCCCGCCCCAATATCCTGACCGTCCACCAATAGTTGCAACCTGCTCATCCGTTGTGACAGCGAATAATTTTGCGAACATTGTCGATGTCACCTTATTGAAAATCGTTGGCACGGAGAGCCCATCGTTTTCATTGGCGGCGACAAGAAAACTGGCATTGATATTTACGGTCGCCATCCCTGATGCAATATCAGCAAATGGTGTTAAAGCAGATGTTAGTGCGGATAATGCCCCATATTTCCCAAAAATAGGCTCATTGTCGCTCGTGCGGAAATTCACACCAATTGTTCCATCTGCAGCTACAATCCCGCCCCAGTAAGAAGACCTGTCGATATTAGGTGTGCGGTTTTTAATTTCATCAATGTAGACTTTGGACACCATGACGCGGCCAGTTGGCTCCAGCGTCCCAGATACATTCATATATTCAATCGCCAGCGCCGTATCATCAGCGCTTCGCACATAAGTGGTGCTACCCTCCGGAATATTCGCTATGTCCGCCTGAGCGTCGGCAAGCGTCATATATTGACGACCGAGAGGGATCAGGTTCTGACGGGTTTCCTCAACTACCTTATCCCCTTCGGCTTTAATGCCGTCTACGGTGTAATGCACCCCTCCAAGGCGATCCGTGTAAGTCAAATCAGTGCTGGTTACGACTTTATCCAGCATTCCACCTGCATAAACGTGGTCCCGGATATCATCACTCGGAACCGCCTTCTGCGTCGGGGTTGGTAATTCTGCCATTGTGCTTGTCGCCCTATAAATGGCGCACGAACCCCTCAGAAATAAATCTGATGGTGTGCGCGAAGGTTGGTTATTGCTGCTGTGTGTTACGGATAAATCAAGTCAGAATATTCAGAGAGGGTTAATGTCTGAGTGTCGTCGCCATTTGGTTTGGCTGTTTCGACGCGCCAGATGGTGGCATTGAGTTCTGTATCAGTGGCAATGAAATACCGGCTCGCGTTCTGCACAGTCGTGCGGTCGTAAATGTTCAGGTCGAAAGCATCAGCAGCAGCCTGGAACGCTTTGGACTTTCCGGTTACGGGATACGCACGCCAACGGCCGCGATAATTACCGAGGCTGTCAGTCATCACCACCCACATATCACCGAAAGCGAAATCGATGCGCTCTGAGGTAGAAAACACATCCCCGCTGCGGCCAGTGATATAGCCGTTTTGCTGTTTGTTGTCGTACATGTCCGGACACTGCACCACCGCTCCGCGGACAACCTGAGTCGATTCCAGAACCTTGACCGTCATACCGACGCGCGAGAGAAGAACACGGCGAGCTTCCAGCCACGCCCGGTCCTCCGCCTGCGTTTTATTACGACAGCCGTCAAGACTGATTTGAAGCGCGTTGATAGTCGCGTCTTCGACTTCGACGATGCCGCTCTGATCTACCTGCAGATAGATGTACGACTTTTTATTGGTGAGCGGGTCGACATAATCCAACGTGACGCCGTCATAGCCGCCTGGCAGTGACATAGTCCATGTGACTTTATACTCGTCCCAGAACATGTTTGAGCGCGCAAAAACCGCATCCGGGTTCGCTACTTTCTCATCGCGCCAGAACGTCAGCACATCGCCGATGTTGTTCCCGTCGACGCGGGCCACATTGCAGATAGTTTTGATTCGCTCGCCTAAGGAGAGCTTTTCATCCGAGAAGGTGTAATCGAAGTAGCCCAATTCAGGAACGGTTATCGAGTCGGCGATCGCGTAAAGCGTTGCGATGTCGATGCTCGCGGCGTCCTGCCTGCCGATAACAATCCACTCATGCAGCGCAGCATCGGCAAACGATCGGCTCGGGCGCAGCGTGTAGTCAATCAGCCCGGTTGCGCGGTCATAGCTGATGGTATGACGCTGCGCGAGCATGTTGTATTTCTGTTCGCGGTTGCTGTTGCTGTTGTTCGGCCCCTTGATGGTGACCTTCGCGATAGTGTCATCTGGATAAACCACGTTTTCACGCGTATTGACCGCGTGGATCGCCATCAGCGTGACGACGTTTCCGTCGTTGCTGTTATCCAGACGCTCAATCGTCACCGCGTAACGCCCGGCGCCGGCGGCCGGAGTGTATTTGTGCGAGGTGCGAAAATACCGGGTTGTTACCTGAAAATCGTTATCGAAGAAGTAATCGTACTGCTCGGACGTTCCAGGTATTTGATTGTTACTGTCGTCAACTTTCCAGAACCTGATCCGGTACCGTGACGTGCCGGCAGTCGCTCCGAGCTGTACCATTACGTGCACCCACACCTGAGACGATTCAAGCGGCGAAACTGACGGGCCAATCACCAGCGGCGTCTGGTCGTTAAGGGTGAACAGAGTCAGATTGATGGTTGCGTCAGCCGGCAGCGTGGTGATCTCCCCCGTCATGTCACCGAGATAAAACGTGGTATATGACAGAGTGTCTGTACCGATGAAGCTTTCCGAATAAACGATATTCCCGCTGCCGGTCACATTACGGGTTACCGGGCTACCGCCGGCGTTCCAGGTCGCATTAATCACGAACGTCACCGGGTGCGGAACGGCCAGCGCGGCGAAGTATGTGAAGTTGTCATCGTTCGAGAGCACCGTTGCCTTGAGCTGGTTACTCTCTATCACCAGCGCCGTCGGCGCTGTAGTCGTCGCTGTCTGGGCCGGGAAATCCTCGCTCTCGTTCAGGCCGGGGACTTCTTCGTTATCGACGTCGTCAAACTGATACCCGACATCGATAGTCCCGATCGTCACTCCTGGGTCAAACGTCTGGTAGCTGGCTCCGGCCAGGCTGCCGAGGTTAGATTCTGAATAGCGCACAGAGGAAATGGTGTATTTCCCGTAGCCGACCTCAAACCACTCGGTGATGTATTTGTTATTGTCGATAAACTCAAACAGCGCCTGCTGAATCAGATCAGGAAAGACACGGCACTGGCCGTAAATATTCGGCCGCCCTTTGTAGAGTCGCGCCCGGTTAGTTTGTCCTGTTGCATCGTTGTTCGGAGACTCGCCGGTTGAAATAGAGGGTGATGATGCAGTCTGTTGCCCTGTGATTCCCGCCAGCACCTTCTTGGTGAACCGGATCGGGTTCAGGTGCTCTATCGGGTTAAGCAACGTCTTAATCAGGCCACCACCCTGTGGCTGGTCAAATATTGCAATGACGTCGCCAGCGCGCAGCCGATAGCCCAGATCGAAGTCATCCGCCAGCTTGCGACCGTTGAGCCTAACCACGACGTCATTATGCAGCCTCAGCGAGTCGAGAAGCGCTATCAGAGTCGAACCGACTTCAGTGGTCCCGCGCTGCTTAGGTGCGCCAGGAAGGCGCTGAAGCTCATATCGAACCATGCACCAGATACTCCACTTTGTTATAGATTTTCTGAAGGATGACGGCGCTGTCCGCGCGGACAAAACCGAACTCGCCGCGGGAGTGCAGGCATTTTCCCGGGTTAATCATCACGCCGACGTGCGCCGGTTCATTGCCGTAGTAGAACACCGCCAGACAACCAGAAACCGGGGCGGGCACCTTGCGCCAGTGGTTTGCCTCTTCTTCATAGCAGGTGATGAAATTCGCGCCTGATTCGTACCCGGCGACGTGATGCAACTCAAGGCCGAGCACGTGCCGGTAATACAGCACCACCAGGCCCCAGCAATCCACCTCATCAAAGGTGCAGGCGCGGTTCGCCCAGGGCTTGCCGTTAACAAGCCCGATAAAGTCGCTCTGGTTCATACGTTAATCAGTCCGGGATAGTCTTTTGTGGTGTAAATGAGAGGGTTCGCCAGCGTCAGCGGGTTAGTTTTCCCGACATTAACGGTGACGTTACTGCCATCAGCTCCGACGTCCTTCACAAAGAGTGACCAGGTCTTAAGCGGATCAGAATCACCGATCGCATTCCATTGCCGGTATACGCAGGTAATGGGGGTCATGCGCCCCGCCCCTTTCCAGCTCTTAAGCGTGCTCCTGACCTCTTCCGCACCCTGTTCAAAGGTGATCGCCATTGAGATAATTGCCGAGCCATCCTGTTTCGGCTCAATAATGCTGAAGGCCGCCGGCTGGTAAACGTTCCCGCCGAACGTCGCTTCACGAAACAGCTTATTGACCACTCGGTAATAGCCGAACGCCGGGTGATAAAACTCGATGGTCTGTTTGATGTCACTCGCCGGCCTGCGCTCTTTCCATTCTCTCAATGTCGTCATTATTCGGCCCTCGGCATAACGGACGTCACCAGATAATCCAGCCAGTAGCCGTAGTTCTCTGGCGCCTCTACTATCCAGTCGTCGTAATCCTCGGTGATGTCCTCGATACCGTTACAGATGACGCTGGCAGTCCAGGTGACAATGTTTCCGTTTTTGCTGGTCTGTACCGGCATACTGATGAAATGCAGGGTCTGCAGCTGCACGCCCTGCGTATCGCCGAGGTCGATCGGCATCTGGAACCAGTTACGCCCGCAATCGCAGTACGTCGGCGATCGTAGCCACGATTTAAACCGTTCGGCCTGCTGCAGCGTGAACTTCCACTGCAGAGACCAGATCGATTTAAGGTCGGTGGTTAGTGGCGTGAAGATAGCGGGCCCAATTGCCGGCTGCGTTGTCTGCCACGCAGTATCCTGCGTCATGTTCTGGTCTGCGCGCTGAGGAAGCGGCAGCATATCCGGGTATGAAACTGTTGCCACGTTTCCTCCGGGCATAAAAAAAGCCGCGGCTGCGGCACTGATCGTTTATCAGGATGTTGCAAAATATTTCCCACTGATACTGTATGTTTTTCACACACAGCAAGAGAGGTCATATGTCTTATATTCACAGCAGAGAACATGCTGATCAGGGCAATGTCGTCAACGTGCATTGTTCGCATCAAATTAACGTGCTTGTGCTGGATGATATTAACTACTCGAAATATCGTTCAGGACGGCAATGCACATACTACGGCGGGTTTTACACCAGATTCCCAGCAAATATAGCCATTCCGCACTCTGGATACTGGAATGTCGTACTGGCTCTTCCTGCCGGACACCGAGCTAATATTCAGTACTCAATCAACTTCATCAGATGATAGTGCTTCGCCTATGGCTTGGGTAAGAGCCCCCTCAAGGGCGGCAATGATTTTCTGCTGTGTGCCGTCCTTCAAATAGCCCAACGACGCCATGCCCTCCAGAGTCTCGCTATTGCGGAACCAGATGACCTCACCGTTAACTTCGATCGCTACTTTCATAATTCTCACCCATTAAAAAACCCGCCGGAGCGGGTTGGTTATTTAGCCTGTTCTTTTTCCAGAGCTTCAGCGATACGCCTTAAGTACTCATTGTTTTTGAAAGCAACCATAATACCTTCAAAAAATATTCGGATAGGCACTGCCATTAATGCAATCAAGATAGCTTTGATAATGCCAACTGATATCGCACAAAAAATAGCTGCCGCAAACACTGCAACTAAAGTAAGCCCATAAACTACAGAAAGTATTTTTGGTGTAATTAACTTATTAAAACCAATCATAAACAATCTCTTAACGTTGTCTGGTTGAGTGTGGCGGTATGATAATTGGTTTTAAAAATTGTCAGTAAGCTCCTGATGCTTGCCGGCGGAGGCCGTAAGTGGACTCCATCTGGCTGGACATTGGGCCACCGGTTTCCATGTCGGTAATGAACGTTTCGATCAGCAGTTCGCTTCCATTCTGGCTGCTGCGCGTGTCGACGCTTACCCCGCTGGCATAGTTGTAGACGTTATTGGTCACCTGCAGTGCCCCGCCTCCGCCAGAACCGCGCAAATCCTTATTGCTGATGACGGAGCCGTTATCGCCGGGGATCATGTACTGGCTGCCATTACTGGCCTTGTAAATTTCAGGCATGCCGCCTTCGCCTACCTGGTACATTGAGCCGGCGGATACCGGGCCGCCATTCTTCCTGCCGCCAGCAAGCGTCTTCGACAACGCGAACGCTCCGACCAGAGCAGCCCCACCGATGATAGCTGCGGCACCAAACGACCCCACTGAAGCAACCAGAGCAGCAGGAAGCCATGCTGCCATTGTCGTGCCGGCAGAAGCTGTACTCGCTGCGGTGGTAGTGGCAAGTGCGCCAACTTGCGTTGCCGTCGTGGTTGCGATCGCCGCATTCTGAGCGGTTGCGCCCATAATCGCAGATTTGGCCTGCTGTACTCCCATCTGAACGAAAGTGTTGATCACATCGTTTAATATGGTATTCCCAATGGAACGAAGCGCTTCTGAGGATGACATACTTCCAGTGATGATGCCGGTAAAGGCATTGCTGGCACTACTTGCAAGACCATCGAATGCAGCAGAGGCAGCCTGAGTAGCCGCATTCTGCTGCGCCCACTCATCCCACATAGCTACGAGTCTTTGTTGTCGATATTGCGCTTCTATTGATGCACGAACTGCCTCAGCCTCCGCGATTTTCTGCGGATAAAGGATGGCATACTGATTAAGTTGCTGCATTTGTAGCTGGAACTGATTGTCTACCCCGCTTACAGGGGAGGCATGACTCTTAAGGTTTGTGAAGTTCGACTGCGCTGATTGCTTATCTCTCTCGGACTTAGCCACAGCTTCTTTTGCTTTCTGAAGCTTCCATTCTGCCTCAGCGTTACGTTCTGCTTCAGCAATTTGCTGCTGTGTTGCCCTGCTACCAAGTGCTTTTACCGCATCGTACTTTGCCAGCTCCAGTGTTCCATCTGCATAACCAGTGTTAAGTCGAGCAATTGCATCAGATTGTCGAGATAAGGCAGAGGAAGCTGCATCTGAGGCCGCAACTGAACTTTTATCTTGTTTCTCGCTCTTGCGTTGAGCATCCTGCCGAGCCTCCTCTGCTTTTTGCAGGTCATAGTTTTCACCAGCTAAATCGCCAGCCCTAGATATCTGATTTGGATTATCAGTTACCTTAGCTGCCTGCATTCTTGCCTTTGTTACTGACCTCTGCCGTTCATCCTGAATTTTCAGTAACTCGTTCTGCTCTTCGAGATTCAGAATGACTTTGTCGCCATCTGCGGTAGGAGGAGAAACCTGCAACGCTTTTGGGTTGAAGTTTTTGGCAGCCTGGTTTGCTCTGTTTATTTCGTCAGCAGTGTTGCCGAAGGCTTTCGCAACAGCTCCCTGAACCTGTTCGAGAGACCAACCTTTCTCAATAAGACCATCATGCACACCCATTGAGGTAAGCATGTTGTTTGTTAGGGTCCTGGTAGCTTCCGCAGCCGTATCCTGTGTCCGTGCTAGCTTATCTTGCGCGTTGGAAAGATCTCGTGATTTCTGTGCAAGCTGATCTGCTACTTCAGCTTGTTGGCGAGCAAAATCAGCACCCTGCCCCAATGATTCGGCAACAGCCTGAGCCTCAGGAGTGAAGTTACGGTAACGCGAGCTTAGGGATTCAACCTCTGCATGAAGGTCGGCTATTTCATCCTTTTGAGCGCGTATTGACTTATTCGCATCGGCAATGGTCCCACTCAGTTGAGTGTTGTTCATCGCCTTCATCGAGTCGTTTACTTTGTCCAGGCTATCAGCAAATCTGATTGCCTCTTCTCTGGCTTGCTCGGCCTTCTGCCAAAAATAGAAAATAGCGGTAGCCGCCAACATCGCCGCACCTGCTGGGCCACCTATCAAAGACAAAGCGCCCCGAGCAAGGCTCATACCGACTGAAGCAGCTCGTGAAGCAACTGCGGCCCGAGTAGAAGCCGCAGCTTGAGCGTTCTCAGCTTGCACGAGAGCCAAGGATGCAGCACTGGCTCGCGTTTTTGCCGCCACCAGTGCATCCATTGCCAGCATTTCAGCGGCACTTCCTTTTGCAACGTTATATTCAGCTTGGGCTAATGCCAACGCTGATAATGCCGCCTCTTTATCAGCCGCAGCCTTTCTTTGCACTGAATTAGCAGCCACTAATGCAGATTGTGCCGCTTGATTGCTAGCGGATGCCTGCCGCTGTGAAGCAATGGCAGACTGAACCTGAGCTGCGGCTGACATGGTTAAGGCGCCAAGATACCGACTACCCATTACCCCAGCGGCAACCGTCAATGCAGCACTAAGCACGCCAATATTTTCACTGGCAGTTACGACTGCATCATTAAAAATCGCAGCCCCGGTTTTGACTGTTGAGTTTTCACCAAAGAACTTTGTGATGTTATTACCGGCAACCTGCATAGCCTGGCTGATCGTGGTGGTTGTATTGGCAAATTCAGCACCGATTACAGCACCCTGCGAAAGCAAACCATTAACCACAACGTCTGTCGTAAGCTTGCCCTGTGCCGCCATGTTGCGCATTTGGCCGATGCTGACCCCCATCGAGTCAGCAAGCGCAACTATTAGGCGGTTCCCTTGCTCGTTTACAGAGTTAAATTCCTCTCCACGTAACGCACCAGAGGCCAAGCCCTGCGACAACTGAATGATGGCATTCTCAGCCTCTTGGGCCGTGGCACCTGACACGACAAACCCTTGGTTGATAATCGTAGTCAGCTTTGAAAGATCACTCGCGCTTGTACCATATTGTCTGGTCGCCCTTTCAAGGCGGGCATACAGAGAAGCGGTCGCATCAAGGCTTCCCCTTGTTTGCTGGGTAATATCAAAGACACGCTGGGTAACATTTACCAACTGTTCGCCTGGTCGCAGTGAGTTTGATAATTTGTTATTTACGGTCGCCCAGGCATCAGCATATTCAGAAACCGTCTTTACGGATAATGCAGCCGTTAACGCAACAGCCACACCAGACAGGCTGGACATTGATCGCTCAGTATTGTTAACGGCACGAGTCGTGCCATCGAAACTGCGCTCCATCGTGTCAAGGCGCTGGTTTACACGCTGCTGCGCAGTCAGTAGACCCTGCACATCCATCTCAATGTCGTAATAAATGCTGCCTGCGTTCTCCGCCATGACCTTTCTCCGGGCAATAAAAAACCCCGCCGTAGCGAGGTTTTTATTATTTATCTTTAAGGTGCTCGCTTTACACGGCCATATTGAAAGTTTGCCGTTGAGTCATACATGACGCCATTGGCGAACATGAAAACATAAAGCTGATTTCCTGTGTATCCACCATAACTGTTTTTGGCATTGACCTGCACGCCAACAACTTGACCATACGTCACGCCTCCATTCGTCGAAGAAAGGGAACCATCTTGCGAATAACCTTTGAACGGAGGTTCAAACGTATATCGAGCTGACTCCGGATCTTTCAGGATGGATGCCATATGATTTTTAATTTGCTGCTGATAGTCGTTCGGCAATGTTCCGTAATTTGCAGTGGATATTGCCACTTGAGAAGGTGGCTTTGGTGCGCATCCAGCAATAACAAGCGATGAAGCGGCTAAAACCACTGCCAATACAATCTTCCTCATATCCCTATCCCCATTGGTTTGTTTTCGACAGATTAGCAGGGATGAGGAAGGACAACAAAACCACCTGATCTTTTATCAGGATGTTCGCCGGTTCGTTACCAGGTTAGGCTGATTACCCCTACACAAATCGGCGAATAATTATGGACATCGGTTTACTCATTACTTCTCTAAAAAGCGGAATAGGTGCCCTCTCTGCGGTTCAAAGCAACGAGGTCTTACGCGAGCGTATCGCCTTCATCGGCGAGCAGATTGACGTACTTCAGAAAGCCCATGCTGCCACCGTACAAGAACTTGCCGAGACGAAAGCCAAAAACGTTGAACTTGAAAAGGAAATAGCGGCTTACCTGGCAAAGGATGAGTTTGTCGAGCACATGGGCGCGGCCTTCAAAAAAAATCCATCTGGTGGCTATATTAGCGCGGTTTTTTGCCCTAACTGTCTTAAACAAGTAGGTAGCGGATTCAATAATTTTCCATACCAATGCAAATCCTGTGGATGGGTCTCTGGATTCAAGGCCAAGGAGATTAAGAGGGTGATGAATTCTCTTCCTGAATAAAACGAAAAGCCCACTTGAGTGGGCTATTCCAAATTCATGCAATGCCCGGCAAATACAATTGAACCTCATCAACGGCCCGATCACGCGCAGCATGGAGCAATTGTTTACGGCCGCCAACACCCCACTTCGCCATCTGGCTTGCACACTGACTGATAGCCTTTGTTTCTGTGTTGATGATGTGGTCGATTTTGTTCAGGCGGGACATAGCGCCAATGCCCATACGAACAACCGTCCGAAATACCTCATACACCTCAATTTCGAATTCGGGCTTAATCCATGCTGCATAGCGAATGGCAAGCAGTTCAACCCCCCACGCACCAGATTCCGAACCGCCTTTTATTACTTTAAGAGGTTGAATTTCTTCCAAAGCTCTTTTTTGAGCTTTGGCTTTAAGTGCTGAAACAAACCGCTTAACTTGCGCACTTCTTAAAAAGTTACTCGGCCTCTGTGATTCCGTTGCCTCGCCATTGGCTACAGCCGCCGCATGGAGATCGTTAAGGTTGTAGCGCCCCTCGTCGTCTACACGAACGGACACGCCATTTACTGAGACTGTTGGATATTTCATATCGGTTTACCTTTGAGTGATGAACCTTGTCGCACAGGAAACCGGCCCACAGAAGGCACCGACAGCCGCCGGCATCCTCAAGGGTCATCCTGAAAGGTTCTGTGTTGAATGCGCGTGCGAGGCGCGTCAGAAGTGAGGCCGCAATAGCCGACCACCAACAGACCGTTATAAAAAAGCCCCGCGTTTGCGAGGCTGATATTCGGTTAGTGCTGAGGTTAATTCTTCGTGCGGGTTGTCCTGGACTGCTCCTGTTGCATCATCGCCTGCCACCGGCGATCGTCTTCGTCCATCACGGTGTCGTACTCTTCACGGGTGAACCCTTTTTGGTTCGGGTATTTGGCGTTGAGCATCAGAGCGAACTCCGTCATCGTCAGATTTTCGGCCTCTTCCCGACTTATGCCGAAATGGTTGCGTGCTGCCATGATGTAATCGGCGGCGCGAAACTCTGAGGTGGTCTCGTTCGTTTCGTAGCGCTGCAGTTTGCGTACCTTCGCTTTTCCTACGATGCCGTGCATCATCAGGTTTTGCGCGACGATGACCATGCTCTCCGGCGGCATGCTGCCAAGGCGCCAGACAAAGCCACGCTTACGGGTCTTTCCCGGCTTCATCCAGCCAACAAGAGCGCCGATGTCGTCATCGCAGCACGCTATCAGTACCGTATGGGCTGCCATGATGGCTTTACGGGTCAGTAGCCCACTTTGGATGTATCGCAGTACACAATCAGGCAGGCGGCTGTATTCGTCGTGGATATAGGCCTGAGCAGCGCGCTGTATTAACGGAGTGGCTTCATCGTTGCACAGCTCATAGAACGTCTGAACAATTTCCTCGGGCTCTCCAATGCGCGCCATGTTGCGAAACGACGGCCGGAAAAAGAATTCCCGGTCATCGGTACCGATAACGCATTCGCCTAATTCTTTAATAGGGGTCATATTCGCTCCATAAACAGTATCAAGGGCGCCGCAACGCCCTTTGTACTATTCACGACGTGGTTAGCTGATCGTGACCGTGCATGCCACTGAGGTGATCTTGACTGGCGTAGCTGCAGAGTCCGTGACTTCGCAGGTGTAAACCCCGGCATCACCAGAGACCGCACTGGCCTTGTTAAACGTGGCTGTGGTCTGTCCGCTGACAACGGTGCCGTCTTTTTTCCACACATAGGTGTATGGAGACGTGCCGCCTTCGACGACCACCGTCATGTTAAGTGCGGATCCGGCAGCAACAGATTTTGTCGCCGTCAGGTTCGTGGTAAACGCCAGCGCCGGGCCAGCGACTTCAAATACGACGGTGTCAGCATCGTAGACTTTCCATTCACCAGAGAAGGTGGAAATGTCGGTTGTACCGAAGTCACCAGACCATGAAGTAGTGTTGAAGTACCCCATGATGTAGGTCCCGGTGTCTTCCCCGGTGAAGTCAAAACGCACCCATACCGTAGGCTGCCGGCCTGCCTGTACTTCATCGAAAATATATTTCGAGATAGCAATGGCGCCGACTTCCGTCGTTTTGTCCTGTTTGCGGAATTCACCTTCACCAGAGATGGTGAAGTCCATGTTGTTGACCAGGTTCTCAACCAATCCTTTCGTATCGTCAGCCTCAGAGGTGACGGTATTCATGGAGTAGTCGAAACCTTTCGTGGTTAGCGCGCCCAGGCGTTTCCATTCGGAAAGGGCCGGAACGGTATCAGCACAGCCCATAGCCATGCGTAGCACGGCCACCTTACCAATAAGCTTGCCGGTATCATTAGCACAGCCTTGCATGTGTACCTCTCAAAATAAAAAGGCCGCCAGATGGCAGCCTGATGGTTGATTCTGGCGATTATTCGCCGTATGTGCAGGAGACGAGCAGCCGGGTAACTAACCGGCCCTCTTCGGTGGGTATAGCAGCCGGGACATTGCCGACAATCCGCAGCGCGCCGACGCAGTCATCGGCGCCAGATTGCGCGCTGATGTATTCAACGATGGCGTTTACCGCGGCATCCGCAGCATCGGGATTCGCTTTGGAGGAAACAACATCGACCATTACATACCAGTCGCCGCCGCGGTCGTACTCAATATTGGTGCCGCCAGAAGGCCGGAACACGATGAACTGATCGGCATCCTTGCCAGTATCGCGCCATATCCGCCACTGCACTTTAAACCCGGAAGTTAGCCCTTCGGATACAAACAGGTCTTTGAGGCGCATGTACATCGCAGGTGTCATAGCGAAAGCTCCTTTTTAACCGCTGCGTCAATCTGACTGCGGGTATCCTCGAAGCCCTTCGTTAAGAACTCTTTTCTCGCCGATGCGCGCCTGAAGGTCTGCTTCACCTCCGGGTCGTGAACGAACACGGCATAGTTAGCCGTATAGCCAACGCGGCCGGTCACCCGCACGCCGTTTGCAGTGATTTCCCGGAACTGGCTATTGATGAGCGTAGACGTGTCGATCGGGGTGTAGAGTGCAGCCTGCGCGCTCCCGATGAGCATCGCCGACTGCAACGCGCGCACCACCTTGCGCCCCTGCACGTCCTTAATGATGCGGTCGAGATTGGCCTTAGCCTGGCGGATGCCGCGAACTTTAGCGCCCATAGTCAAACTCCCGTAATCAGCGCAAAATCGTCTGCCAGTCGCTCGAACGTATCGGCGAACTGAACGATTTGCCGTATCTCATCAGCCTCATCCGGAGGAGCCGCATCGATTGACGCGCCAATCAGGATGTAATCACCCTCCCGCGCCGTTGCATGCTCAGTCCATATCGTGTTTTTAACCACGATTTCCCGGCCAAGGTCGCCAATTTTCGCTGAGAGTCCGCCCTGGTAGTCGCAGAGAATTGCGATCGGTGTTTCCCATCCATACGGCTGACCTCCACCGTCGGTATCGCTACCGTCAGCATCGCGTATGCGCCGCCAGATTGTCGCCGTCGCGGTGTAAGACCACGAAGCTATAGACGACATCAGTCATCCCTCCATCGCAGCACGATTGCGCCTGTAGCCTGTATGCGAGGGCAGTTAATCATCCACTGTCCTGCACCGTTAACGTATGCCGTCGTTTGCTCCCCGGTGTCGGTCATTACCCACACCCTGGTGAACGTGCGCGGCAGCCGCTGCTGAACTGAAATCCAGGCCATCAGCAGCCACCAACGACGAGGAAAAGGCCAACTTTTTGACCTACGTCGATCGGCAATTCCGAGGTGCATCCGGACTTGTCCAGGGTCTGCAGCGCGTCACGCATGTTGAGAACGTTGTCGCCATATTCAAACGAACGAGACGCGCCAGATGGTGCACCCTGCGACTTAATCTTTTGGGTATAAGCCGTCAGCGCCATCAGCGTAACCGCATATACCTGAATCAGAATTTGGTCGCACTCGTCATACCCGGCACCATCCAGGCACGCCTGAATGCTCGACAACTTGCAAAGGTAGGCGTCGATCATGAAGTCGGGAACTGTGGTGTAGCCGAGCGCAGACAACTGCTGTTTGACCTGCGCCGCTGTTATCTGCACTACAGCCATAGTTATTTCGCCTTCTTCGATTTAGCGGCAGATTCATCCTGCTGCTCTGCCTGCTCTGCTTGCTCTGCCTGCTCTGCCTGCTCTGCCTGCTCTGCCTGCTCTGCCTGCTCTGCCTGCTCTGCAGCATCGTCGCCAGGAGTAGCCACTTCCAGCACCTGATCGTCATCACTAATAATTTCGACCAGACCGGCTGCCGCCCAACGCTTAGCGACATCACCGCTTACCGAAACCTGCGCGCCAACCTCCAACTTCTGGAGATTGGCACCGGAAAGCAGGTTGTCTCGAACCACTTTTACCAGTGCCATAGTTGCCCCTTAGCTGTGCGCGTAGATAACGGATTTGCGATTATTGATGTCAGTCTTAACCATCAGGCCCATCGCTCCCCAGGTGCGCCAGATGTAGTCGCTGTTATAGAACTGACGAGGGTCTGCAACGGTGCCGACTGCCTGACCAACAATCGGAGCGATAACACCAGCAGTCAGCGGAACAATTAGGATCTGGTTACCAGACAGCTGCGCATCTTCTTTGATGGCTGCAATGCCGGAAAGCTTCAGCAGCTCCTGCAGGATGGTGTCAGACTGGTAGTTGTCGCTGAAGTAGCGTTCCAGGTTTGAGGTGATCTCACCTGAAACATACCAGGTCTGCTGTGCATACTGCAGGTTGGTCAGCTTCATCACGTCACGCAGTGCAATGGCTGCGTTGCGGATTTGCTCAGCAGTTGCGCTTGAGCTGGTGAAGTCGATATTCAGGCCGGAAGCGCTGAGATCAACAACCTGAACGCGCTCATCGGCTTTGACCCCCTTCCAGGTCTTGCCATCAAAGGCGATATAGTTGCCAGCAGCATCACGGAAACCGTTGAAGACGTAATCCACGTACTGACGACGAACATCATCAACAGAGCCGCGCTGAGCATCAGCCAGAGAAGCCAGAGCGGAACCTTTGTTGAAAATCGGGTCACGCCACTGGAATTTGAAGCCAGAGTCGTGGATCGGAACCATCGTACCGTCGAAGGTGTACGCGCGCGCATCCAGCGCCGCACCAATCTGGCCGGACATGGAAGTATGCGCCCAGCCGCGGCCACCTGTGCGAGCGTACTCATACACTGACTCTTCAAGACGGACAGAGCGGGACAGCGGAATGAGGTCGTTAAGCAGGGTGAATTCAGTCGCGGGCTCAAACTCAGCCAATACGGTCTGGTCGTAGGCACGATACAGGCGTCGGATATCGTCGACAGCGTTCGTCGCGTCCAGTGTCGGAGCATTCGCCGCATCACCACGCCAGCGGGTGCGTGATACGAAATCAGCTACTGCCTGAGCGCTCATATTGCGCGCCAGTTGCAGCTCGTTAAACTGCGCTTGGTTGGCTTCAAGGTTGCCCGTTTCAGTCGCGCGTCGGGTGGAAAATACAAACATTCAGTCTCTCCTTACTTAATGACAACGCGCAGGAGATCGCCTGCTGTCGCAATGGTGGTAGAGCGATCCTCTTCGACATAAGCACGGGTTGATTCGCCAGTAGCTTTTGCCTTCACACGACCATTAGCGATCGAGAGAGGTTGGCCTTTCGTATAGGTACCTGCTGCTGCAGGGACGTTAAAGAACACACCAGGAGTAGGATGCATCGCCACCACCCAGTCCCCGGCAGCGATAGTGTCATCCACCGTTTTACAGCGCAGATAGTCGTAGTTGGCGACATACAGAATGGCGTCCTCATTACCATCAACCGACGCAGTAAATTTCTTCGTGGTGTTATCGAAGAACCCAACTGTGCCTGGTTTGGTATCTGCCGCCGCCGCACCTTCACGATTCAATTGCGGATTAGGGAAAATGCCCCCCGCGTGAATTACGTGTTTTCCGTCTTTAGCCATTTTTTACTCCGGCATTTCGCTGAATGAATCGTTGTTATTGACCTGGCGGAATGCACCATTCAGGCCGGTAGAGGTCTGGCACTGAGCAAACAGGCCATCAAGTGCGGCGCCGTCGAGAGCATTCACCGCGAGGTCGTCCAGCCCGAATTTTGCTTTTACGACCGCGCGTTTTTCGCCCTTCTCTTTGTCGGAGTTGGCGGTAAGGCCAGACTTAACCGCGGCGAGATCGGCAGCGAAGGGCTTAAACCATGCCGGCGCTTCTTCGCTGTTACTGGCCTGCTCTTTTTTCTTAGGCTTGCCGGTGGCGGGGTCGATTTCTTCCCCGCCTTCTTTCTTGGCTGCGGCTTCATCGGCCTTCATCTGGTTGTAAGCATCCATCAGTTCGGCGTCGGACTTGCCTTCAGTCGGCTTACCAGCGGCCTGCAGCGCATTGATAATCAGTTCTTTCATCGGATCGTTCTCTCCGTTGGTTTTAATCTCGTACTCAATGGGTTTGCGCACGACTTCGAGTGGTTCGCCGACGAACACGGCTTTGCCGTCGTCATCGATGAGGTACTTCTGTTTGAAATATTTGGCTTCATCGCGGTAGATGAAATTGTCCGGCCAGACGGATTCGGGCCAGAGCCACTTATCATCAGCCCGCCCTTCGTGGAGCTTGTCGCTGATGGCACGCTGGATGTCGTCGAAAGAGAAATTCGAGGCGTTGGTAAAGAAGAACTTCGTTTTGTTGAGCAGCCCCTCGCGGGTGCAGTCCGCGGCGTCAGAGAGCAGAGCAACTTCAATCTCTACCTCTTCGCCTTCGGAGTTCACGAAAATGCCTACGCCCTCAGATGGCGTTCCCGCACCAGGTTCATCGAGCAGCACCGCAACATGGTCAAACATCATGTTGGTGGCGATCTCGTTGTACTTTTTGCCCTTCGACTCGCCATTGGCGGCGATCCCTGAATACAGCAGGCCGGTTGAGATGTGGATAGGCTCAGAGTTAGTGCCGGCGATCATTTCATCCAGGCGGTTAATCAGGCGCTTGCCCTTCTCACTGGATTCGGCGTACTGGCGGTCGATATACATATCGCCGCTGACTTTGCCGTCTTTGTGGCTGACGTTCTGGAGCCATGCTCCGACGTGGTAGTTATTCACCGCCCGGACGTCGCGCGCCGACACATGCTTACCGTCCACCTTCGGGTGGCCCAGCGGCATCGGGTTGCGTTCCAGCGTGTTGTAGGCCTTTTCGATTTCTGCTGCCGGGTACAACTTCCGGTTCATCACGATATCGTCCACGACAGGCGTGATGCCGCGAACCACGATATGTGGCTTGCCGTCGATAGTTTCAGTTGTGATGTTTGAAGCGGAGTTGACGACGGTCAGCACGTTAACGCGATTGCGCTTCATGCTGTGTCCTTATTGGTGGATTTCAGGCAATAAAAAAACCCGCCGAAACGGGCTTATCGAAATCTTTTTCAGTTGAAATTCAATTCTGTTTTAGCGTCTTCAACTATCAGGCTAATTATATCCTCTACATCTTTAGCCATATCTCCATATGCAGCCTGCTCGGGATACCCTTCATCATGGATCGCCTCCTGCGCACTGGCATCCAAGGAAAAGAAATCATCCAAAAGTTCCTTAGTGTTACCACTGAGTGATATTGGAGCTAATATGAACGACCTTCTTAATTGCTTCTTTAGGTCGTTGAATCGGCTCCAATCAAAATAGCAATCTGGAACATCTTGCAACCTTTTCTCTGCTTCATAGATACGCTCATGGTGAATGACAGCAAGGGCATAAATTGACTTCATTTCAATAAGAATATCTATCAATTGTCCATAAGCTGTATGTTTCTTTTCCCACCACTTTTCCCTATAAAACCGGTTGAGAGCAAAAAAGGCTGTGAATCCAGCGGCTACAACACCAGTTATTATTGGCACCAGGAGAGATATAAAAAATGAACCTACTTCAGCTGGGGTGATGCTGCTCATCTCTGACCTGCATTCAAGTTTCTAATGGGTAAGATAATATCACTACAATGAGGATTTCCAACTACTTCGCTCTTTCGCCAGCCGCTCAGCCAGCCCTTTAATGAATATGCTTCCGTCGTCGTTGAGCAGCACGGGAATCTGGCTGCAATAGCAGTTGTATCGGTTGCCGTTCTCGGCGTAAAAGTCACGCACCTGCTCAGTGGTGTACACCTTTCCATGACGGCTGGCGTGCCAGCTGCGCGTCGTTGGCTTGAGCGCTGACAGCCACAGCAGGCCGGTCTTCAGCCCCAGCCGATCCGCCGACCAGTCCGTTTCGTTCCATTGCGCCTGCCGCAGTGCGCCGACCTGCTCAGTCTGGGCTATGTTTTTCGCCCGTGACATCGATACATCAAGGCGCTTGCTGACGATGCTGGCAGTTTCGCGAGGATTAATACCACGACCTATGGCATCGGCAATGACGTTAGCGAGATCGGCCCGCGCCGTATCGCTTATCCCCTTCCAGTCGCTGTATGTGCTGATGTAGGCGCTGGCTATCTGATTCTGATATGCAGGGCTGGAAAGCAACTGCTGCAGAGTCGTCTGGCTGGCGTATACGGGCGACTGTACCGACAGATTCGTGAAGGCTTGCTGAGTTCCTCGCTCATACTCTGCGGCGACATAATCCAGCGCCCAGAGGTTCTGGCTGCCACCGCCCAGCAGAGCATCGTCCAGAATCGTTTGCACAATCTGGAGAAGGTCGGCTAACTGCGCCGCTGTCATGTCGTAAATGTAGGTGCCGGCGTTAACCTGGTAGATCGACGGCTCAGCACCTTCGTTATTGCACATCAACCATGAACGTTCGCCGTTAACCTCCCGCTGCCGGCCAGTCAGACGTTGGTCAAACAACTCTTTCAGCCGGTGCTTGATATCCAGATACCGGCCTTCGATATCCTGAAACATCCTACTGACTGGTTTAGCTGATTGCGTGGGGTCGACTTTGCTGCGGGGGATTATCGGCGTACCGACTTTACTCTTTTGCTCCTGGTTCATCGGAAAGAGGATCATCGGTTGTCACCTTGTCGTCGGGGTTGGGCGGAGTGACCTCTTTGCGGGGTTCAAGCTCACCGACTGCCCTTACTTCGTTCTCATCGACCGCCGGGGTGCCGTAGGCTTGCTGAGTTTTCTGTGCCACATCAGCCATAGTCGCCATGTTTGCGAGCTTTTCTTTCTCGCTCGGAGCCAGTAAGTCAGACCATGCCAGAGTGACCTCACCAGACTTCGGTGGGTCGATAATGCCGATAGTCCAAAATCGCTCTATCACACGCGTGATTACGTCGGACATAAAACCCCAGCGACGCGCGTTGCATCGGTTAGCCCAGGCCGTTTTATCTTCCTCTGATGCGAGGTTGCCGGTCTGTTTGCCAAACATGATGTTGAACGGACACTGAATCGTCGACGCGAATGAGTTTGCAGAAACCGTCCACGTTGGTGTCGGATCAGCTGCCGCAACAGAAAGAACGCTCGCCTTCCCTGCCTGCATGGCGATCGCCGCATCCGTGCCGCGGTTAAGCTTATTCACCTTGTCATTCATCGCATCACCAAGGCTGTTATATCCAGCGTCCTTGGCTTGCTTGATGAGCGTGTCAATTTGGGTGGCGGCGTCGAACTCCATTGCCAGTTGACGACTGGCGTTCTTCAGGAACCCCTCAGCGCTGCCTCCTTTCGTCTTCTCGATATCGAGGAGGTCATTGTAGCCGGCCTCAAGAAGAGGGATTCCCGACAGGATATTTTCATCCTCGGAACCCTCACACAGCAGGATGATGCGGTCAGGATGCACCTGAACCGATCGCGGGCTGCTATATGTGCCCTCGTCGCCTATCGGTTGCTCATTGAATTGATAGCTTACTGGCTGCCCGTAGGTTTCCGACCAGGTATCAATATCAAGGTTTCCGGGTTTGACTTGCGGCTCCCATGCCGGGATGAGCTTAACCAGCGCAGCACTGCCAAGCTTCTGGACCAGCGCCACATCAACAGGCTCGCTCCAGTCACGGCTATCCTTAACCTGAATCAGGAGCGCTGAGTAACGCCCGACCATATTGCGGCGATCGGCGTCTTTAATTTTCGCCCAATGCTTTTTCATCAGCTTGGTAACTGACTTTTCCCAGGGGGTAGTTTTGGTCGACTCCTTGTCTTCGTCACCATCGATAATGGTCGGTCTGTCCATCCAGCAGGAATCCAGCAATTTATGGACAGCTGCAAAACCAGTAGAGCCGCGGCGATACTGGCGATAGAAGTTGTCAAACGTCAGTGTGTCCGGATAGCCGAACTCGTCCCATAATTTTGTCCGTTTGACGTTGCCATTACGCCCTGCATAAAGCATGCGCTGGCGCCCGATAGCATCAGCAAGGGCATTAACGAGGAATTGTTCCCCGGTGCTTAATTCACTCACTGATGAGCTCCTTAGAAGAATACTGCGCCGACCTGCTTGTGGTTGTTCTTCGCTACAGCAAAGTAGCGGAAGCCGTCAGCACCGTGTGATGTGAAGTCATGAAGCGGTTTATCTTTCCAGCACCCGCGCTTGTCATCCCACTCCTTGCGATAGCCCTCAAGGTGGGAAATACCTTCAGCGCATTTCTCTTCATCGAACACACAGGATGGGAGGATTTCACGCACCGACTCAATGCCGGTATCAACACCGACTTTTGGCACCACCTGGAATGTCATGCTGTAAACCTGACCATCGATCTCATACCCCTCGCGGGCAAGCTCTCTGCGGGATTTGGCATCAGCACCGAATTCACGGTTATCAATGTCGTGCGGCCCCCAGTGCTCGCCATACTCATAGCCTCGGTCTTTCAGCACCTTCATGTAGTGCCGCAGCCCCTCGCCAGAGTTTTCGTAGTAGTCGATGATGTGGAACTCTTCACCGACCTCGCGAACGAACCAGATCGCCGTGGAGTCTCCCACACCAATATCCCAGAACGTGTGAACCGGGAGATGCGAGTTATCGGGGATTTTGCCGATCCGCTTGTTGGTGTAGAGCCAACGGAACTGCTTCGCGTAATACGCGCCCTCGACAGATTGCTGGAACGCCTCGACCGGTATGGTCGGGTATTCACGCTTCATGTCGTCGCCGAGAGTTTTCTCTTTGGCGTAGTACCAGGCCTTTTGACGCTCATTAACAACAACGCCGTGCTTCGCCTCCATTTCGGAGAAGTAATCAATCAGGCGCTGCGGTAGTGGCTCTACCGGGTCTATTGCGTACTGTGGGTTCTTCCACCAGGAGAAGAAGAAAAACTTCCAGTCGAGGTTGGACAACTCTTTGCCCTGAAGCAATGCCTTCTCTGCTTCGCTGCAGTAGTCATAGAAATAACCAGCCCGCCCCTCTGCAGTACTTTCCAGCGTGATTACGCCGCCGAGGGGTACAGCTTCGAAAGCACCGGTAACTATCTCCTTGGCCTTCTCTGGATACTTAGCGCATATCTTCCCGAACTCCGAGACGTGCAGGCTGTACAGCGTGCCACCTCGAAACGATGTCGATACCGTTACGCTCCCACCTTTCGCGAAGACATATTCGCTGGTCGTCTCTTTCACTAGAGGGTTAGCCAGCTTGATATCGTCGGTCATCCGCTGATAGGCAAACTGTGTTTTGTTGCGGAATAGTCTTTCGGCATCAGGGAGGGAGTGAGCGATCAGGGCGCATTCTTTTTTGTGGAAGATCGCCAGATCCAACTGAATGATGCACACCTCAGTGGTGAAGCCGAGTTGGCGAGCCTTGAGAATTACGTTGCGGTCATGCATGCCGTCGAAGTATTCCAGTTGCTCCGGAGTCATTTTGAACGTTACGCACTTCCCGTTTTTATCTTTGATTTTATACAGGTGATTGAGCCGCCAGAGCCTGTTCTTCAGGAGCACTTTCTGCTTTTCAGTTAACACAGTCACTCCTTACAGGTCTTCATCTCCTATCTCGTCCATGACAGATGCAACTGAGCTCACAGCAACGCCGCCTGAGTGTTCAACTTTCTGCTTATTCGTGTACGCATCCCCGCACTCTTTAGCTGCCTGCTCCATCAGAGATGCCGCAAGAGCCATGTTTCGCATGCCCTCGGCTTTTGTCATCATCCTGTCAAGTGCACGGAGACGGTAGGCCTTGTTGGCGATCGGGATGTCGGAAATTTCGTTGAGGAAGCGGTCGCGGGTGGCATTGAACATGTCGACCCATTTTTTCGCCAGCGTCTTACCGCTGACCTTTGTCGGGTCGTGAGTTTCGACCTGCTGACGGGTGATGGTGATACCGAAATCTTTCTGGACAGCCTCGACCACCTGAGAGGGGGTGTCATAGCACGCAAGCATTTGAACGATGGCGGCTTTCACCTCTGGTTTTAGTGCAGCCATGTTTCACCATCCGTCCAGTACAGTCCAGTTATTAAGCCAGCCTCAGCATGCACGTCCCGCATGCTCTGGCAACATCGATATGAGCAACCTCCGCCGGCCTGTTCGCCGCCTCCACCATTTCTTGTACGTCTTTGCTCGCGCCGTAACGCCGGACCACTCCAACGAACTCTTCGACGTCGTGACCGCGAAGCGTGAGCACCGGCATCCCGGTCTCTTTGTTGAACTTCGGCGCGCCGTAGTCATCGGTAGCCTGGGCGATATGGTATAGCTCATGCTCAACCAATGCGCAGAATTCGAGGTCGCTACATTGCTCGCAGTAGTCGGCAGCCAGAGTGATGATGAACTTCGGTATGCGACCGAACCATTCATGCATCTGCTGCTCCATTCTGGCCTTCTGCCAGCCACCGGCGCGCATCATTACCTGCTCACACTGACCCAGCACAATGCGGCCACTTTTGGCGAATGAGCCGGAGGCCCACATAAACGTGACGTCAGCATCGAGCAAGTGGGTGTGGTCAGGGTTATGGATTCGGCTTTCTTCAGAGAGGATGTGCTGGTTAACCCATTCGCCGATTTCAGAGGCCGGGGTTATCCGCGTATACGGCAGCCAATTTTCACCAGTGAAGTTGACGGGGGGATATGGTCTGCGCTCATCATGGTTAGCCATGGGGACTCCTGTGCAACAACCATTAAAAAAACCACCCGCGGGTGGTTTTTCTGATAGAAGTTTTAATTTCAGTGCATATGTTTGCAAACCAAGAATACTTACTTCAAAAACTGAATTTTACTTGGGTCAACGGTATAAACCTTTCCATCATCTGTCTCGACGATCGCCTTTTCCGGGGTTCTCATCTGCCCTGATTCGTCATATGCCTCAATAGGCGCGTACTTGATAAAAGTGCCTTCTTTTTTATCATGTGTATTGGTCAAGATAACTCTACGAATTTCTTCTGACATGATGACTATTCCATGTTAGCTCTAGGGAATTTTGTTATATCAAAATCAACTCATCTATGAAAGCTTCCCTGCTAGCTATTTAAATAACACGCCCATGTTAAATTATACTATTCGTGATGATGCCTGCGTCCTTCCTCAATTGTCCTAATCCCCGCCTTATCCAGATTGCACAGCCCCAGCGCAGAGTAAAGCTTCGCGTTAAACTCCAGACTAGCCTGCCACGTGAACGGAACCTCCATTCCGGGGATCGGTGTATCTGCAGTAAGGTGAGCAGCTAAGTTGCCACCATGTGGTGGCCTTTTAGCTACATTGGAAAAATGTGAGGATTAACTCAATTAACTTTAAAGCCCCGCCCATAGCCATACAGCCAAATCCAACAACCATTAACTTTAAGCCTTTGCCCTTGCTGAAAATCTCTAATGGATTTGTGGCACCAGTGAAACCAAAACTTATGGCGTCTGGATCATTGCTATGACGAATTAGTTTATTAATTGAATCTTCATGAACATTGAGAGCCAATGTTACATGTTTCATTATGATGTATAGGCGAATAGCTAAAATGATGCTGCCCACTGTAGTGAGCAAAGCAGATAACAGAGCTAACATTTTAAAACCCATAATGACTTAAAAAGTCACTCTATCATTATCGAAGCCACTCGGTGAATGGCTCCTGTAATGCAGGCTCTTATCTCAGCGCAGCCCCTTACTGCGTGCCAGATGCTCGGTTACGAGCGCCAGCTGTGAGATGGATGGGCTGACTTCTGGCCAGCCCGGCTTCTCCGGTAGTCGACAGAGCCATATCGACAGGAGAATGAAGAGAATGAGCATCGTCACCTCGGACATTGCGCACGGTAAACCGCCGTAACACCTCAAATAAACATTGACACACATCACATTAATACAATAAGTAATAGGAATTTTCGTAAGCCATCCAGGAGTGTTCCAATGACTGACATAATCATGATGGGAATCTCGGTAGTGCTTTTGGTCTTTGCTGTATACTCGCTTGTTGTTTATGTGCGTGGCAGACGTCGGCAACATTCTGCCTTTCGAAAGAAGAGGTGGTAAGAATCGGTGACGATTAGCGAGTCGTCTTGAAAGGTGTCTCTGTAATGCCCTACTTCAGGCACTGCGTGCGGATGTAGTCCTGCAAATAATTCACTTGCCCGGTGATGGTGACGATTCGCTCTCTGAGGGTGAAATAATCCCGTTCAGCGGAGTCAGTAAGTCGGGGGCCGGAAGCATCGCCCACGCCGCCGGCGCCGGCCGCTCCGTTCGCGGGGCATTTTGCGTTGACGCGCAACCCACACTTGCCAGAGCTAACGCAACGCTGCAGATCATCAAGCTGAGATTTCGCATCGGCTAATTCCTTCGTGTACTTGGCATCCAGCGCAGCGACGTCACGCTGGCGGGTTGTCATGTCAGTGATGGTGGCGTTCGCCAGATTGAGCTTTTCTGCGGCTTTATCGCGCTGTTCTTTGTAGGTGGTGGCGTTGGTATGGTAGCGATTAGCCAGCCACCCAAGGCTGACTATAAGGCAGATGACAACTGCGCTGATAATGGCGGTTAAGCGGCTCATCAGAACACTCCCGGTGCAGATGGCGGTATGCCGGGATTTAATGGCCCGAAACCATTATCAACTTTCTGTGGTTTTTCACCCCACAAACACACTTCACGCTCAATCTCGCGGCGGGTTATCAGGCCCTTCCACTCTTTACCGCCGGCATACGTCCAGCGGCGCAGCTGTTCGCACGCGCCTTTCTGGTCGCCCTGGTTGATTTTGCGCAGCAGCGTAGAGGTCTGGAAATTACCAGCACCGACGTTATACGCGAACGAGTACAGCGCCCCACGCATCGTTTCGGGGATCGGCTGTTTGATGTAAGGGTTAATCTGGCGGGCGACGGTGTTCAGGTCTTTATTGAGCAGCGCTCGACACTCTGCCTCGGTGTAGGTTTTACCGAGCATGATATCGTTGCCCGTGTGTCCGTGGCATACCGTCAACACGCCTACGACATCTTTGTAAGCCTTATACCGTACACCCTCCAGACCATCGTTACCGGTCGGGCCGGTGATTAGCGCTGACGCAATGGCAATAGCCCCGCCACCTAAGGCAGCAATAACGCTATTCCTCAGCTTTGGTGACATAGCCATTCAGCCGATCCTCCCGTTCCTTTCGCCGGTAATACCAGTTCACGCCGCAGGTAATAACAGTGCATGCAATACCGACAACGATCGCCCAGTCACTCAGGCTCATACCCGCCACTTTGTCGGCCAAAATCCATACCTCTGTTTTCGATACATCGGCATACGCCTTTGCTGAAACACCGCAGCCCGTTAATGCGGTCCCGGTGCCGTATGAGAGTCTGCTGTAAATGGTGCTCATTTTGGTCATAGCCTCACCTCCGTATGATTCGGATGGTGTTGAATTTTGTTATAAAAAAAGACCCTTACCGGGTCTTTTTGCGAATGATATACTTGATGCGAGATAGGAGTGAGGTTCTCTTCAGCTCCTTTCGGACGTCATCCTCGAACTTTCTGATTATGTCTTCTGCCTCTTCCTCACTACAGCCAATATCTGTCCATAGCTTGACTCTTTTACGATGCTCAGCTCGATCCAGCCGCCTGTTAAGCCAACTCATTAATATTGGAAATGAAATTTTCATAAAGGCTATCAGTAATCCTATAGCCGTCATTTCTTTGTAATGTTGTATTACCTTTGAAAACAAATCATAAAGCCAATCACCCATAGCGACCCCTAGACAATTGAAAGGTCCATTATCCGCTATGCTACAAACAAGGTCATCCAGTGTATCAATGCATTTCATACCTCCGTTGATGACGGATGACGCAGTGTGTTTGAAAAGGTCAGGCTTCACGGGCTGGATTAACAACAACACGCGTCGAGGATGATTCCCGTGAGCCTGAAATAGAAAAGCCAGCACTAAGGCTGGCAAAAGATAACGAGGGTCGAACAATGCGGCTCTTTGGGCCGAAGATACCCTGGTTGGGTCTGGTGCTGATTGACGGAATCGAACCGCCGACATCCTGCTTACAAGGCAGGCGCTCTACCTGCTGAGCTAAACCAGCAATCTGTTCAGGGCTCTCGCGTATGGGCTTTAACGTGTCGTGCAGCACGTCTCTACCCAAGAGCCCTGACCGGATTGCACAACCACACTCTCGCAGTGGTCCGCGCCCATGCCCTTGGGTACCTGTCGCGTCATCGCCGCTTATAACCGGTGCGTGTCTGGCGATCGCGCTGCTTTACCGGGGCTTATGTTATTTATGAACCCTTACCCATCACCACACAGGCTCGCCATTACGCGACTCGGGGCAGCATCACTACTGCAGCATGGCCATTAGGCCGCGGTCGACCCGTTCCCATTCACATTTCCTACCTCCAGAAACGCAAAAGCCCCGACGTTTCCGCCAGGGCTCTTTTTATTCTTCATGCCGCCACTTAAAGTTAAGGCAGCATATCAAAGTAGACTCAAATATGACGCATTTAATCCAGTTTTGCAAGACTTACATCTAAATTTGTCGCCTTTTGTTGTGAACGTGATCGCGTTACCTGTAAAAGAGCCTCGCTATCCAGCTGGTTAAAAATGCCTATCATTGTCTCCCAGCGCGCAGTAAATGTTTCGGACCAGTTTTTGGGAGTCACACCCACCATTGCCGCAAGGTCGCCGTACTGATATTGGTCGCGCCCTGCCAGCTCCGCTTTCGCATCCTGGGCCGCCAGCCAGATCAGCTGACGCAGACGCTCGACCGTTTTCTTTGCAATGCGCACGCCGGCTAGTTGCTTACTGAACTGCTCCCACGCCCACCGGGTGATTGTTTCCTGGTGTTCCCAGCGGATGTTTTCGCTGTAGTTCCAGAGCAGCCACGCTTTCTGATGCTCATCGAGAGACAGGAGCGCCCGGCGCCATGATGCGGTTGAGTATTCTACGGGCAGCACCAGGGCGATCGCCGAACCTTTGGCGCGTGACTGCTTCCCGGGTACCGGCGGATTGCTAGGCTTGACCATTCTGCCGGTCGCCGGGTCGACTACCTTCATCCGCTTGTTGCTGCGCGGCGTCGCCTCAAACATCGCGTTTTCCGCAAACGCAACCAACTGCCCTTTCGTCGCCCCGCTCAGATCTGCAGTGGCAACCATCAATTGCTCACGCACGTACTGGAGGTATTGGGTGTTAATCATGCAGTCTCTCCCGAGGTCTGATAGATGCGGACAAAGTTTTTCAGTATTCGGTAGTCGGTCGCCACCGTTCCGCGGTGCCGGCAGAGGCGGAGCTTTTGCCAGCGCTCCCGGATGCGCTCAATTACGTCCTGGTTCATACGGTCTCCAGTTCAGTGATGGTCAGGTCAAGGCGCCCACCCTTCACGATTGGCATGCGCTTAACCCGATAGTCGTCCACTTGCTGGTCATCCAACCAAAAACCGGATTTAGTCAGCGCGTCAAATGTGGCTTTTTGCAGGTTGTCCAAATCCCGGCGGCGGCGATCGGGCATATGGCACTCAATACAGATCTTCACTGAAGCGGTAATGCCGATATCCAGCATCTTGTCTTTGATAATTCGGGCAACGCTGTCACGGTAGGCCTGTCCTTCGGTGCTGATATGCGTGCGCCCGCGGTTATGCCGGTAGTAGCGGTTGTTGCTCGGCGGCCATGGTAATGAGATGCGATATTCGCTCACGCTTTCACCTTCCCTTCTTTCAGCCAGATAACCTGCGTACGGGCCATGCCCTCCAGCGCGCACTCTTTTGCATATTCCGCGTCAACCAGGTGGGTTCGGCGGTCTATTTCGTCGTGGCAGCTGCTGCATGCGATAGCGGCTATCAGATCTGGCGGTTTGATTCCGGTTCCGCATAGCCCGGCGATGCGGATATGGGCCAGAACAGTGGTTTCAGGATTTCCATTGCAGATTCCTGGTATGCGGACCTGGCACTCACGGCCGCGAGCAGCTTTGCGTAAATCAGCCATGGTTTTTCCTCCGGGCAGCGTGGCGCAGCCAGCGGACATCCGCCAGGTGGGCCGTATAGTGAAAGGTTGGGATGTCGGAAGGCTTTACTTCGACTTTGCGCCGGCGGCGCGCAGGAACGCGGAAGATGCCGCGCTCGATGACCTTAGCGAGTTGGCTGCTCATGAGAAGCCCTCCAGTCCTGGGCCCATGCAATGCGGCTATTGGATTTATCGCTGAACTTCACATTGTGCTCGGTGCCGAACCAGTAGATCGCTTCGATAACATCGACCATGTATCGCTTGCTGGATTGAGAGGTCCGAACGCCGAAGTAGACGCGGCCGCCGTTGATGCCCGGGGCAGATTTCTGCTCACGCTCAGGGTTTTGCATCTGGCTGACAAGTACGGTAATGAGGTCTTTCCACTCTGCCGGCTCCAGCTTTTCGCCGTACCAGGAAACCTGATCGCTCAGGTCCTTCAAAAGTGGCCACATAAGACGATTTTGTTTGTCAGTGCGACTTTCCTCGCGTGCCTCGATGATGACTGGCGAACGGCGATCGACAGGAAGGGATTCAATGAAGCTGACGACGTTACGCTTTACGTTGTCGTTGATGAGGCAGAATTGTTGCTTCACGCTTCACCTCCGAAGAGGTCAAACGATGAATGCAGAAAATCGCCGGTGACTTTCGCCATCGGTGACAGGAGTTTCTTTAAGGTTTTGTGCGCCATGTGTCCCCACTTGGCGCCGGATAACAGGTGTCAGTTGTTCAGGCTGACAAAAGAATTATGGCTGGTTGATTATGAAAAATCAAAGGATGCATTATGAGTATTTTAGGTCTTCGAGTCTTTGAGCTACGCTTTTTAGCTTGATGTTCAATTCTTCTACATGTCCATCATTATACTCATCATATCTAAGCCAGTACTGGGCCTTTTCCTTACATACTCTAGCCAATTCTCTGTCATAACGGCTCACAGCAGAGGAAGCTGTGTACCATAGTTCGTGCAATCGCCTCTCTTCAGCATCGATCCTTGCATATCCGGAGTTTATTCTCTCGTTATATGCAATTGTCGCAGCTACAGCCGGAGTTAAACCTTCAATTGCGGCAAGCCTTTTAGCTTTCTGATAACCTGCAAACTCCGCTATTTTGTCAAATAGCCATGTCAACAAACCAAGGTCCATACGTATCTCTATTAATCATTTTTTCTCGTTCAGGCCAGCCATCTCGATGTAACGCGGATCAGATGCCCGAGGCAACTGGATGCTCTGCTCGCGGTAGTAGCGCACTCGCTCCATAAAATACTCGCGAAGGTGTTCTGGCTGCTCTCTTGCGACCATCTCAGCGACAACCGGCATGTTCATGCGCTCTTTGTACGCGACGCCGGACGCGGCAAGGTCAACGTTTACTTTGTCCTGCTCTTCATTCGGTTTGGCTGCAATGTTCCACTTCGACATAAGAAAATCCCCTCTGGTGTGGAGGGGATTATATATCACTACCGGGTTAGCTGCGCGGCTTTGCGTTCTGCGGGGGATTTAGGCATGCTCCCGTTCCTTCTGGTGCTCGCCTTCATTGCTGAAGTCGTCGCCGTCGATAGGCATTAACCAATGTGGGAAACAGAGAGAATAGTCATTGATGATTGAGCCATCGTTCATCGTCACATAAATCCTTTCATTGTGTATAAGCCATCGCGGCGAACCGCCGTTTCTGAAACGTCGCCCGCTTGGTAAAATAACCATCTCACCTGATGAAACAAAACGCTCTGTGATAACTACCAATCCGATAATTTCAGAAGGGCCAGCAACGAATATTGCCAGACCACCTGCGCGTAACTCAGCCATGGCTCACCTCTACGCATTGAATATTATCTACGTGTGGTGAAATATCGCTCCACGCCCTCTTATCATCTGCAACTTTCATCGCCTTAATGGCTGCTTTGCACTGCTCCATGCTCTGCATGGGAACCACCTGCATATTCGATGATTGGCTGCTGATGACGAAAATCAGGAAGAAGTACGGCATCACTTCCCCTCCTGCTCATTCCGCGATACTAACGGAATCAATGCGTTAATATCCTCCTGCGGGGCGGCTGCGAGCAGTCTGTGCCAGGCGTCTACAGAGTCTTCTGCGCCATAGTCGATAATTGAGTCGAACTCGTCGAGAATCTCCTTCGTCGGCTCGACCGGAACCATCACGTAACCAGGTGGAGTTACCAGCCCTTTGTTCTGCTGAGATAGCGCAACTGCCAGGCGACACATACAATCTTCGCTGAGTTCAAACATGCCCCGCGCATTTTGTTCTGTGCTAAGAAACTCATCCGGCACAGAAACCAGTCCTGAACCATCCGGAATTACCGGAGAGTTGCTAACCTTTTGAAGTTCAGCAATCTTTCGGCGCAGTGCTGCAAACTCCACCCTGTCCATCTCCAGCGTCATGTCATCGCAGTCCATGCAGCGGGTAAACAGGTCTTCAATGGTCCAGTTTTCGAAGCTCATGACTTACCTCCGTTGAGCATGGCGGCACGGCAGGCGTTCCAGCCCATTTTGTACGCCTGGCCGATAGTTGTTACTGCATCTTCGCTCTCCAGAGCAGAAATAGCCTCCCGAACGCTGATGGACTTCGGCACTACCGGCGCTGGCTGCGCTGGTGATGCCTCACGATAAACAGGAATATACCCAGGACCAGCATCTTCACTGCCAGCCTCGCCATCAACTACCCCGCGAGCTAAACACGCATCATTGAGCCATGCTATCGGCTCACGTTCTACTACCGGCGCTGTCTGTGCGTGGCGATAGAGCGGAACTCCCCCCCGCTCTGGATGGTTGCTGTAGTCAGCACCTCCAACACAATCCAGCATGTACGCCACCGGCTCGCTGTCCATTGCGGCCAGCGCGAACTCTGCCAGCTGGAGCTCTTCTTCCAGACTAAGGCGAATGTTAGTAAAGGCGCTCTGAGTAATCGCAAAATTCAGCGATTCAATTTTTTTAACAGCCCGCGCGCGTAACTGCTCTCTGTTTAATTTGCTGGTCATAGCCCGCGCTCCTCTCTTGTCTGCGCAAAGATAGCGGCGTTATTTCCTTCTGGCGTCAATTTCACGCTATACCATGTGCCATCCTGCTTTTTGCAATCGCTGCAATAATCAACGAAACCCATTCTAAAAAGCACTGGAAGCGACGGGCAGTTAATTCTGCGTCTGCCGTTGTCCTCATCACCACGGCGAACGTTGCCCTGAAGGAAGTACCGGGTGCCGTTTTTCATTCTGCGCAACGTATAAACCTGTGCGTCTGTTAATCTGATTCTTCGTGACATCACTCAGCCTCCCACTTGATGCCAGCGAGCCAATTTCTAACCAGCTGATATTCGTTATTTCGGAAAGAACCGCAGGCGTAAATGTACGGCAACCGCAGGTTATGGCCGTTCTGGCGCAGGTAGTCTTTGCATCCCTGCTCGGTAAAGCAGGCAGAAACAAACTCATCTACTTCCTGCATTGCGTATCGGTCATATCCGCGAGTGTCGCGACCATCCTGATAAAGCGCTTCCAGTCGCTTGGCTCGCAGCTCGCTGACCTCTTCACCATCCCATACCCAGCAAATTCGGCTAGGCGAGTGCTCGTCGCTTCCGATAATTTCACGCTTCTGGAAAACAACGAACATTGGCTGGTCAGTTATGCGGTTGTCCTGCGTCCTGATAAGTTCGCCGATGGTGTAAAGCTCAGGCGGCAGCTTCACGGTGACGGTGCGGGACTCCAGCTCGGCGTTGCGCTGCTGCGCCTTCTCCAGCGCCTCTACCAGCTCAGCGCTGGCCGATTTCCATGCGGCCCATAAACTGGTGTAAGTGTGCTCAGAGTAGAATCCGGTATAGATGCGGCGTTTTTTGAGATAACCCCACGGCAGAGCGTTGCATTCTTCCGCCCACGCTTCGAATTTCTCTCTCTGCGCCAGTTCGGTGATATCAGTCATGCTGTGGCTCCTTTCACGAAAATTACCCAGTGAGTCTTATCGCCCTTGCCGGTGCGTTGCCAGATGGCCGGTTTCTCGTCGGTCAGCGTCAGAATCTGGCTAACCGGTATCTGGGTTTCGTTCCACTTGAAGATGAGAACGCCGTGTGGCCGCAGTACGCGAAACGCCTCTTTGAACCCTTCGAGCAGGTCATCGCGCCAGGTGTCTTTGTTCAGGCGCCCGTATTTTTTACCCATCCAAGCGTTTTCGCCAACGCGCTCCAGGTGAGGAGGGTCAAACACAACAATCGGGAAAGAGTCATCAACGAACGGTAGCGCGCGGAAGTCCGCGATAATGTCCGGATTAATAACCAGGCTGCGCCCGTCGCACAGAGTGTGCTGCTCGGCGCGAATGTCGGTGAACACTGCGCGCGAGTCTTGTTTGTCGAACCAGAACATGCGGGAGCCGCAGCACATGTCGAGAATGGTTTGCTCGGTCATTTGGCCTCCTCGCGCAGCTGTGCGGCGAACGACTGAAGCACGTTTTTCATCGACGAGGCTTCAATGGTGTTTGCACTAAAGAATTCTTTGATTGCCATCTCCACCCCATCAGCCTTAATCCCGGCCAGGAAGGCGTCGGTGACGGGGGTTTTGACCTGCCACCACAGCAGATGTATCTTCGGCCCCTCAAAAGCGCCATCAGACTCATAACCACGCAATTCCTCAGATAGGCAATCGTTCATAGCTTTGATTGACACATTCTCCGCAGCCAGCTGTACATACGCCCTCCCCAGCTCCAGATACTTCCGCTCTTTGATCGACAGCTCGCCCGCACTCTCCAGCGACTGAATGAGCTCGTTTACTGTTTCAATGTTCATTTTCTCACTCCTGCCAGGCACTGGTTAAACAGGTTGGTCATTGGGTTTACGCCGCCAGGACGCTGGCGATACTCAAAAGACGGATAGCTTTCGGTTACAGCTGTCGTGTCGATCAGGGTGTAGCGGTAGTGCCTGCACTCCCCCTCACGCTTAACCTGGCCGTCTTTGTTCATCTGCCACAGGGAGGAATTGACGACTGAAGAGTCAAGGCCGGTACCGCGGCGGATATCCTGAAAGCTGCAGCCAAGGTGCTGGCCGATGAAGTTAATAACGGCTTGTTTGCCAGAGTTCTTTTTCATGACCGGTTCTCCCGATAGCTGTCCCAGGTAAACGAAATCGTGCAGCCGCCGCCGTCGTTCATGCGGTCGATAACACGCTCGCCGATAAACTGCGTCAGCTCATCCTTCGGGAGGTTGCTGATCAGGATCGTGGGCTTCAGCTTTTCGTAACGGGTGTTGATGATTTCGAACATGATCAGCTTCTCCGCATCGCTGCCGAACTGCACACCAACCTCATCAACAATCAGCAGGTCTGGCTTCGTGAAGTAGCGGATCACGTCTTCCTCGGTTCGAGTGGAAGACTTAGACCATGTCGATTTAAAGTCCCGGGCAATCTTCAGCGCGGTAGTGAAAACTACAGGGCTCTGGTGCTCGGAAATAACTCGCTTGGCGATCGCCAGGGCCAGGTGATTCTTCCCTGTACCGGGCTTGCCACACATAACGAGCCCTCCGCCCTGCTTCAGGCGATCCGCCCAGCGACTCGCATATGCCTGGCAAATTTTCAGAGCGCGCCCCGCTTCTTCGGTTACTGGCTGGTAATTTTCCAGCGTGCATGACTCAAACCGGGCGGGGACCCTGAGCTCCAGCATCAGGCGCTCCACGTTCGCAATGCGATTCCTGTCATCTGTTTTGGCTTTCTCGTTACGCAGGAAAACCAGCTCGTCTTTCAGGCATTCAGGACAACGTGTTGGGGCGCCGGGAAGGCGAACAGGGCCAGTAGAAATCCGCTGGCGCTGCTCATACTCACCGTGTTTTTCGCAGATCACGACATCCGTCAGAACTTTGGTGTTTGGGATAGACAACGCCGGCTGTGACAGCTCCTGCAGATGTTTTTCAACCAGAGTAATTTTCTCGTCCAGGTTCATTGCTGATCCCTCATCCAGTCCGGAATTTCTGTTTTGCCGTAGTCTTTGTCAGCGAATCGCTCGGTGACGCGAGACTCCTGCCGGCGCGGCGGCCTGGCACCTTTTGGCTCAAAAAGTCCCTGCCAGCCATTCGCGATGCTCTGGTTGATAATTTCTTCAGGGGAGTATCCGTTCAGCCTGCAGCGGTCGAGCAGGTTTATGGCCTGAGTAACCGTCTGTTGAGATTTGATCGGCTTTTTCAGGTCACGACGGTATGCCACCCATGACGACCAGACCTCTGCAGAAAGCCAGTCAGGCAACTGAACAGCTGACGCATCGAACGAAACCGCCCGGGGGGATTTAGGGGGGTTATTAATATTTTCTTTATTGTCTTTTGTAATAGTGTCTTTTGTGTGTCCCTGTTTTGGTGACACGTCTGTCACTGTTTTGGTGACACTTTTTGTCACTATCGTGGGGACACTGTCACCATAATGGTGACTGTCACTACCGTGGTGACAATTGGTGTCACTATCATGGTGACGCACAGGACCAGTTTTAACCGGTGGCACATCCCACTCATCCAGGTTTTTATTTGGGCCGATCAGAGCTCCTTCCGTGATAAGAACGCGCATAACGAGAAGCTCGTTTTTAGCAGCATTCACCTTCTGCCGGGGAAGTCGGGTTAACTGTGAGATCTGAACATCGGCAATACGGTCCATCTTTTTGTTGAACCCGTACGTTTTGCGGCAAACGGCATGAGCAACCTTTGCCTGATTTTTAGTCAGGTTTGCACCGATAAGCTCCTCATACAGCTCGTTAGCCAGACGGGTGTAACCATCGTCTGTATCGGCCACGCGTAGCTCCTGTAGTGCCACGACAGGCACAGGGAAATTGATTACTTCGGCAGTATTTGCCATAATTACTCCTGTGAATTGATCCAGTAATTCGCACTGAAAGCCGTTGGTGTTCCAGCACCGCGGCTTTCGACTTTTTTGTTGCCCTTCATGCTTCAAAATCCCCCTTCTCTCCCGGCCTGTTCGAAATCAGAATCGCCAGCAGAAGAGACATGTTCGGAAGCAAACTTTCCCGCCACCGGCTCACCGTAGATTTATTGACGCCGGCCACTTTTGCGATGGTCGTAGTGCCCAGTTCTGATATCTGGCTGTGTAACCAGCTCTCTATCCTCTGAGCCTCCACTTTGTTGCGTGCTGTTGAGGTCCCCATTTGTGATACTCCCTATGGTGTTGATTTGAATGGCCGCTGGTTAGGCGGCCGGTGAATGCGCGCTTAGCAACTGCGCAAGGTCAGGCCGGATCTCTGCAGCCTTAATCTTGCCGTTAGTCGCAGACACGATTTTCATCACATAGCGAGCATCAATTCCGCCGCCATGCAGCCAGCGCCAAACTGTCGGCTGTGCTACGCCACACAGATTGGCCAATTTTTTCTGACTTCCAGCGATATCAATTGCCTTCTGGATGGTTTTGTTCGTCATGTTCCAATTCCTATAAGTATTGGTGCAAAGTGATAATAGCAATGCGTATTGGTTTTAGCAATAGCAAAACGTGTTTTGACCAGTAATACGCAAGCGTATAAATTTGAAATTATGAAAAAAGAAACTCTTGCAGATCGTCTAAACGAAGCCATGAATTTGGCTGGAATGTCCCAGGGGGCGCTTGCGAAGGCCTCAGGTATTGCTCAGCCAACCATTTGGCGCCTGGTGAGTGGAAACGCCAGGGGTTCAACAAAAATTGTCGAGATAGCTAATGCTTTGGGCGTCAGGTCTGAATGGTTATCAACCGGCAATGGACCGATGCGCGATGACGGCCAGCTTCCTCGCGCTGCCCAGGTTAAAAGTCAGGATACTGATGCATTCAGGATTGATGTGCTGGACCTTATGGTTAGTGCCGGTCCGGGCATCGTGAACCAGGAGTTCGTAGAGATTCTACGTTCTGTTGAGTATGCACCGGCAGAAGCCCGCCATATGTTCGATGGACGCAAGGCTGAGAGCATCCGTATTATTAACGTCCGCGGAGACAGCATGTCTGGGACGATTGAGCCTGGTGATCTGCTTTTCGTGGATATCAGCGTTAAGAGCTTTGACGGCGACGGGATTTACGCCTTCCTGTACGACGACACTGCACACGTTAAGCGCCTCCAGAAGATGAAGGACAAGCTGCTGGTTATCTCAGATAACAAGAGCTATGCAGCCTGGGACCCGATCGAAAAAGACGAGATGAACCGGGTGTTCGTGTTCGGCAAGGTGATCGGCAGCATGCCGCAGACGTACAGGAAGCATGGGTAAACAATCGGTGGGTAGTGAGAGGTCGCAGAAATGCGGCCTTTTTTATTAATTAAACATGTTCCAGCACTTGCACTTCATACCCGTTCCTGCATAGAACTTTAAAACCTGCACGAAAACACAAAACCTGCACTTTATTTTAAAACCTGCATTAAATCACAATTCCTGCACTTTATTTCAAAACCTGCACTTTTTAATTGATCCTGCAGTTTTGTGGTGATTAAATGCATGGTGTCGATTATGAGGAGATAATTATGTCAAGTTTGGTAGATGATGTTCTTAGCCGCTATGCGCAGGTTGTGGAGGACGGCTATATTGCAACTGGAGGCCCTCGCTTTAAGAGTTACGCTGTATCGAACTTAAGGGGTGGCGTTGGAAAGTCAACAATGACCTTCAATCTAGCGTACGAGATTTCTCGCATCAATTCAGTCCTCGTCGCCGACCTCTGCCCCCAGTGCAACTTGACCGAAACGATTTTGAAAGGTGCCAACGCAAAAGTTACTGTTGCTCATGCCTTGACTCCTAAGATGCTGGGCCCTGCATTTGGCGACAAACCTGACGACATCTCATATCGTGTAAGCAATTACATTGAAGATTTCAAGGGCGGAAAGGCTTGTTATGCAATTCCGGGGGATCCAGAGCTTTTCGCCTTCCCATCGAGCATGTATCAACAACTTCAGGTAGCTTTATCAAGAGGTGAACCAAGGGCTGTATCCACGCTTCTTACTTCTCTACACTCAATCATGAAGGAAGAAGCTATTGAAAAAAAATGCGACATCCTTCTCATGGACACAAGTCCATTCTATGCAGGGGGAACGCATTTAGCCTGGTGCGCGGCTGAAGCATTAATCATCCCGGTTCGAGTTGATGAGCATTCAATTGAATCACTTAATCTAACTCTTGATATGCTCTCAAGGACAGATAAAGACTTTCAAATGTGGAACAACCGCGCCGGAGGGCTATCATCGCCAAAGGTTGCAGCCATTGTGATGACTATGGCTGGCTCGAAAAGTCGGCTTTCCTCAACCCCTGGTAAAGCCTCTCAAATGTATATTGAGCGTGCCGTTAAAATCGCTGAAAAATACAAGCATCTTTTTGCCGATGAAGACGTGAGTAAAGCATTTGTAGTTACCGATGATTTTGTTTCAAGTGGGCAAATAAGCGGTGCCGAAGGCATACCAATTTCTCAGCTCAAGGTTGGTAGATTCCATACAGTAAGTGAAGGCAAGCGATTGCAAGTAAACCAATCCGTCACCCGATATCAGAAGCAATTAAGATATCTTGCAAGCATCCTTTGACCCCTAACCCGGCCACCGCGCCGGGTTTTTATTGCCCTACTCTTCCCTCAACATCAGCACGTCCAGTGCCAACTCTACTGCCAAATCTACCTGGTCACCCTGCCACAACACCTGGATCATCTCTATCAGCGCCTCTCTTGATGGCTCGCGCTTCTCAACCAGCAGCTGCATAACCGCCATCCCGATAATCTGCGCTATCTGCGGGTGCATCTCTGCGAAAAACTCATCCTCATTCGACATGCCAACACCCCTTTCTGATGTTTTTTTGAGCATAACAGCACAATAACAAAAAATAAATTCATTTAGCTATCAATCATTTAATATCAAATGCTATTAGTTAATATCAATACGTATTGCTATGGTTAATACTCATTGCTATTATCAACTCATCCAAACAACACCGGCAACGCCGGATAACAGCAAAACGTTCCGCGGGCCGGCGATAAGGCAAGGGTGAAGAGATGATCCGCGAAGAAGACAAGCCTGCATGGCGTAATTTTTGGTTAAAGGTCGTTCCGTTTTTGGTTGCTGTAATCGCAGTTAGCTATCCGTGTTGGGGTGGCAAATGAGCAAACAAGGCATTCGTTCACTGATTTACTGCCTGCTGGTCTGTGGCCTTATCTGGTCAGCGTTGATTATCAAAATTCTTCATGCTGCGGGGGTGTTCCATGGCTAAAGCAATTCCAAACAACGGACGCGCCGTGATGATGCGCAATCGCCGCACCGGCGCCGCGTGGCTGGTCAGCTTCGACTATCGCGACGGCAGCTACTGGCACGAGCCGCAGGGAAATCTGCGCCACATCCGCAGGCCTTACGCTTCGCGCAGCATTGAACCAAACCTGGTACCAGCCGGGACGCATTAACCAGCGCATATCAGCGCACGAATTATCTGAGCTATCAGGCGGCTTTCATCGCGCCGGGATTCTTACAACCAAATTTCAGGGGAAGCCATGAGCGAAATAATGGATTTAGTCGTCATCGAGAAAAAGAACGCGATGGCGGTTTTCACCAATAACGACCAGCTCGACCCGCTTATCGAAGCGATCGAAAAAGAGGCTCGCAGCCTGGTACCGGACGTGACCACCAAAAAAGGCCGTGACGCCATCGCATCCATGGCTCACAAGGTCGCGCGCTCTAAAACGTACATCGACAACGCAGGTAAAGACCTGGTAGCTGAGCTGAAGGCTCTGCCAAAGCAGATCGACGAAAGCCGCCGCGTAGCCCGTGAGCGTCTCGATGCGCTGAAAGATGAAGTTCGTCGCCCGCTGACTGAATGGGAAGCAGAGCAGGAACGCATTAAAGCCGAAGAAGCCATGCTCGCCCTTCACGCCGAAGCGCTGGCCATGAATGAAGAGTTCGATCGGCAACTGGCAGCTCGGATTGAGTCTGACCACGAAATGGCCCTGCTGATGAATGACGCTTTTGACCGTGAACAGGCTGAGAAAAAAGCAGAAGCAGAACGCCAACGCATTGCCCGCGAAGAAGAGATTAAGCGTCAGGCGGAAGAGAAAGCGAAGCGTGAAGCGGAGGAGAAACACCGCGCGGAACTGGAAGCATCAGCGCGCCGCGAGGCTGAGGAAAGAGCAGCCAAAGAGCGCGCAGAGCGTGAACGCATTGAAGCGCAGCAACGGGCAGAGCGAGACCGAATTGCAGCTGAGCAGAAAGCAGAGGCTGACAAACAGGCTGCTATCGAAGCCGAACGCCGAAAAGCTCAGGAAGAAGCCGATCGCATCCGTCGTGAGGCGGAGCAGCGCGAACAGGCCCGGTTGGCAGAGGAGAAGCGCAAAGCAGATGAGCAGGCGCGCCGCGAAGCCGACGTTAAGCACCGCAAGGCAGTAAGTGTCGAGGTTGTTAAGGCCCTTATGGCCAATACCAGCCTTACCCGCGATCAGGCTATCGAGGTGCTCACCGCGGTTAAAGACGGCCGCATTCCTCATACCGGTATCAGTTACTGAGGTGCTTATGAACATCAAATGTGAATGCACAGACATGCGCACATCTGTAGGCCCGCATAACACGTTAACCGTCGAGCTGGAAGACGTGGTGCTGTCAGGGACGGTTAACAGTCGTGAAGTCCTCATGCAACTGGATTGGGACGTGGTGATCGAATGTCTGGCGGAGCATGGCTACGTCATTACTCATCGGGAGAAAGCGGCATGAGCGCGGCGGAAAAATGGGATGACGACGAATTCATTCAGCTGATGAGCGATGCGATCGGCAAACGTGATTTCGACGATGACGAACCAGTAAACCTTTCTTCGGAACGGCAGAACCCGGTGATCAGCTGGGATGAATTTGCGGGGAATTTTCAATGACGGAGAAAAAAGTATACGCCGCCATCAGCGCTGTGGCCGGTGAGCTGGCAGAGAAAGGCATCAGCAAGGCCAGAAAACAGGGCAGCCAGGTCAACTACGCATTCCGTGGGATCGATGATGTTTACAACGCTCTGGCCCCTGCCCTAGTTAAGCACAAGCTGCTGATCCTCCCGCGGTGTACTGAACGGTCATGCTGTGAGCGAACCAGTAAAAATGGTGGCGCACTGTTTTATGTAACCGTACGAGCTGAGTTCGACTTTGTCAGCACGGAGGACGGCAGCATTCATACCGTCGTCACCTATGGCGAGGCGATGGACAGCGGCGATAAAGCAACGAACAAGGCCATGTCGATTGCGTACAAATATGCGGCCTTTCAGGCGTTCTGCATCCCTACAGAAGAGACGACTGTGGACCCTGACTATGAGGCTCACCAGGTAAGGCCAGCAGACGCAGATCGGATTCTCGCTGATTTCACTGCTTACGCAGGCTCAGAGAACGATCCAAAGGCCCTCCAGGATAACTACGGGAAAGCATGGAACAGCCTTCATGGCTTCCCTGAACACCAGATGAAGTGTAAGGACGTTACCGGTATTCGCCTGAAAGAGCTGAAACAGACTGGCGGCGGCCATGAAAATCACAGCTGAATCAATACTGGCCATTCTTCGTAAGGATGCGCGGAACAACATTACCGCTTTCCACCGATGGCAGACGGCACAGGGAGCGCTTGGACATACGGCAGGGATAACCCTGAATTACCACGAGCCATATTACGAAGGCTGGGCCCCTGCTCTTGAGATGTGCGAGGTATCAATCTCTGCTCCTGAGCTTCAGCAGGTAATCCCGTTTCTTTCAGTGGAGCGCTGGGGTGACGGGCTGATTGGCGGGGAGATATACCGAATCCCAAGGGAGGAAGAGTGAAACATCACCGCGATGCCATAACCGTAGGAAAAGTGAAGTGTATGTACTCCGTCATTCGTCGCGGCTGGTTAATGCCCTGGGGTGAAGTAGTGAGAAACCCTTTAAAGGCTCAGCGGCTGGCTGAAGAGCTGGACATGAAAAGAGGTGCGCAATGACTGATTTCGGCGGATCGAAAACACCAAAAAATGAACGTGACTACTGGCAAACGCCGATTGAAATTTTCAACGCGCTCGACCGCGAGTTTGGCTTCTGGCTGGATGCTGCAGCATCTGAGAGTAATGCGCTATGCGCTCACTATCTCACTGAGATGGATGACTCGCTTAACAGCGAATGGACGTCATACGGCGCGATCTGGTGTAACCCGCCCTATTCCGATATCGGCCCATGGGTGGAAAAGGCTGCCGAGCAATCCAGGGCGCAGTCTCAGGCCGTAGTGATGCTGTTACCGGCTGACATCTCTACCGGATGGTTTATCTCCGCCATGCAGTCAGCAGATGAGCTCAGGCTGATAACCGGTGGCCGTGTTCAGTTTGTTCCGGCATCCATTACAGGAAAGCGCCAGAGCAACCCCAAAGGCTCACTCCTGTTTATCTGGCGTCCGTTCATCACCCCGCGACACATCATCACGTCCGTGTCGCTGGCTGAGTTAAAGCGGATCGGGAATCTGGAGGCAGCATGACGCCAGAAGAACAAGAAAATGCCCTCCGCGCCCAGGCTCGTCGCTGCGCAGAAGAGCTAACCAAAGCGATGAGCGTAAAGCCTAAACCGAAGTGGAACGCTGTATGCCCCCCAATCCTTCGCAAGCACTACGAGAAGGTAAAGCCGATGGGCGTCAGTCTGGTGAAATTTGTCAGTGTTATTGGCCGCATGAATGGGCGGTATGGAGTGGAATCATGAGTACGTTAACTTTTGTCGTTGATTTTGAAGACGGAAAGGAACCTGTAGTTCATTCCCGAATGAATATTCTTGGCGGGGAGTTGACCGCGGTGGCTTGGAGGGACTCGCTTAAATCAAATGTGGTTGCCGTTGTGGATTGTCTTCCCGCCGCTAATCAGCAGGTTTTGCTCTTCGATGCCAACGGAGAGGGTTGGGTTATTGGCTGGCGCTCTGTTTGGCTTTCTGAAGGTATGAAAGAAACTGGCGATTGGGAATGGAGCTATCAAATAGAGAGCCTTGATGATGAGGATATGAACATTACTCATTGGGCTCCTACGCCCTCAGAACCGGAGGCCGAATGAACAAAGCCTCTCCCGCTGACTTAAGGAAATCCCTTGAGATAGCAAACCGACTGGCATTAATCGGTGTTCGATTCGTACCAATCCCGGTAGCGACAGAGGAAGAGTTCCAGGCGCTGTCTGCCGAGCTTTCACGAAAGCTTGAAGAGATGGCGGTTGAAGCGGAAAAAAGTGAAGGTGGTGCAGCATGAGCGCAGAAATCATCGATCAGGCCAACGAGCTGGCAGAGAGTCGGCTGGAAATGACCATCCAGAACATGCGCATCAACCATAACGCAGTATCGGCCACTCACTGCCACGACTGCGGGGACCCTATACCGGCACGGCGCCGAGAGGTAGTGGCAGGATGCCAGCGCTGTGCTGACTGTCAGGAAGAGTTTGAAGAACGCGGAAAGCACCGGAGGGCGTGATGTTCAAACTGATACAGCGCGGCCAGGTTTACGCCGACAGCCACGGATGGCCGGTGCTGATTCATAGCTGTGATGACAAGACGGTTCGTTACTGGCGCCAGGGTCGGATCAACACGGCAAGCATCGACCGATTTAATAACGATTTCGAACCGCTCCCCCTTGAAGAAGCGCACCAGATACGCGCCGAACTGGAGCAGAGCGAGCACATTAAGAAGTTGCGCGCCCAGCGCGCGGCCTGATTCAGGAGAGTATATGAGCGACGTAATTCAACTGGTGCCTAACAAGTGGGTCACAGAAAAGAAACTCACAGAAATTACCGGTCTTCGTTCTGGAACAATTGAACGAGCCAGAAAGAACTCCTGGTTCGTTGGCCGAGAATATATGCATGTATCACCTGATGGTGATCCAAACCCGAACAGCCAATGCATGTATAACCTGGAAGCGATAAATCAGTGGATAGAGCGCCAGTCGTCGAAACAGCCAGGTGCTCATTCATGCTGAAAGCGATATTCTTAAGATGCTCTTGGGCGCTAGGGAGGAAGAATGGCCAAATCGTCATATCCAACTGGCGTTGAGAATCATGGCGGATCGCTTCGCATATGGTTCATTTATCAGGGCGTCAGGGTCAGGGAAAACCTTGGCGTTCCTGATACACCAAAAAACAGAAAGACGGCTGGCGAGCTAAGAAGCTCAGTATGTTTCGCAATCAAAATGGGTACTTTCAACTATGCCAGCCAGTTTCCTGAATCTCTTAACCTGAAAAAATTTGGAGTTGAGAAAAAGGAAATAACAGTAAAGGAAATTGCTGAGAAATGGCTTGAGCTCAAGCGGATTGAGATGAGCAGCAACGGGTTTGTTGGCTATGAGTCCATTGTAAAAAACATGGTGCCACGGATCGGCGGGGACAGGTTCATTTCCTCAGTTAACAGAGAGGATTTGCTGCTTATAAGAAAGGAACTTCTGACCGGGTGGAAGGTGCCTAAAAAAGGACATAAGCCATCAAAAGGAAGAACGGTACCCACTGTTAACAACTACATGACCACTATTTCAGGAATGTTCAGTTTTGCTGTAGCGAGTGGGTACACGGCAGAAAACCCGTTTAACGGTATATCAGCTTTAACAAGAAGTCGTCCAGACCCCGACCCTCTTTCGAGAGATGAGTTTCTTCGACTGCTTGATAGTTGTAAGCATACGCAGATCAGGAACATCTGGGCCCTTGCAGTATACACCGGCATCCGTCATGGGGAGCTTGTTTCACTGGCATGGGAGGATATCGACCTGAAAGCAGGCACGATGATGATCAGGAGAAACTTTACCCCTACAAATGAATTTACCATGCCAAAAACTAAAGCTGGAACGAACCGGGTTGTTTTCCTGATTGAACCAGCAATAGAAGCACTCCGCAGCCAGGCAGAGATGACAAGGTTTGGTAAACAGCATGAAGTAGAAGTAAACCTACGGGAGTATGGGCGAAAGGAAAAGCACGAATGTACGTTTGTGTTTGATCCGAGACTAACCGGACGAAACTACCTTGCAGGAGACCATTATGCAGTCGGATCGATAAAGAAAATTTGGGATGCTCATATTAAGCGGGCCGGTCTGAGACACCGAAACGCTTATCAGACGAGACACACTTACGCTTGCTGGTCGCTGTCAGCTGGAGCAAACCCTAACTTCATCGCCACGCAAATGGGCCATGCCGATGCACAGATGGTTTACAAGGTTTATGGGAAATGGATGGCAGAGAAAAACACGGAACAGGTGGCGCTTTTGAACCAGAAACTATCTGATTTTGCCCCATCCCTGCCCCATGACATTGCATTGAGTGGTTAATGTATAGATATATCATTATGTTACATATCACCATGCTACATATTGATAACACAAGAGGCACGAAATGCGCTCGACCGGGTGCAAAGCTTGTGGTGTGATCCCTGTTCAATATATTAAACTAGGCCTCGCAAATGACCGCCAGCGTCGCCATCGACCGTCACTGCGGGACAGAGTCGGGTAATAAAGGTATACTCCGCCTCCTTTTTTCTGCTTCGGTTTTTGATGGAAACGCTCCAGTGAGAGGACGCTACTGCGCACCATGACACAATTCACTTCTCCTGTACTGCACTCGCTGCTCGATACGGACGCCTACAAGCTGCACATGCAGCAGGCTGTCTTCCACCGCTACGGCGATGTACACGTTGCGGCGGAGTTCCGCTGCCGCGGGGACGATCTGCTCGGTATCTACGCCGACGCAATTCGCGAGCAGGTTGAAACCATGCGCGACCTGAAGCTGCAGGACGATGAATATCACTGGTTGTCTACCCTGCCGTTCTTTTCTCAGGATTATCTCGACTGGCTACGCGACTTCCGTTACGACCCGGGCCAGGTCACCGTCAACAATGAAAACGGCAAGTTAAATATTCGCCTGTCCGGCCCGTGGCGTGAAGTCATCATGTGGGAAGTTCCGCTGCTGGCGGTGATTAGCGAGCTGGTCCATCATTACCGCTCGCCGGAAATCAGCGTCGATTTAGCGCTGGAAACCCTCGAACACAAGCTGGCTGATTTTGCACAAATCACCGCCGGCCTCGATCTCAGCCACTTCCGTCTGATGGACTTCGGCACCCGTCGTCGCTTCTCGCGTGAAGTGCAGCAGGCCATCGTCGAACGCCTGCAGCAGGAGCCGTGGTTTATCGGTACCAGCAACTACGATCTGGCTCGCCGGCTTCATCTGACGCCAATGGGCACCCAGGCGCATGAATGGTTTCAGGCGCATCAGCAAATCAGCCCCAGTTTAGCCAACAGCCAGCGCGCGGCGCTGGCAGCCTGGCTGGAAGAGTATCCTGACAAACTCGGTATCGCTCTCACCGACTGCATTACCATGGATGCTTTCCTGCGCGATTTCGGCCCGGAATTTGCCAGCCGCTACCAGGGGCTGCGCCACGATTCAGGCGACCCTGTCGAGTGGGGCGAAAAAGCCATCGCCCATTACCAGAAGCTGGGGATCGACCCCATGAGTAAAGTGCTGGTCTTTTCCGATAACCTCGATCTGGCAAAAGCCGTCGATCTCTATCGCCACTTCTCTTCGCGGGTCAATCTGAGCTTCGGCATTGGCACGCGTTTAACCTGCGACATCCCACAGGTTAAACCGCTAAACATCGTGATAAAGCTGGTGGAATGTAACGGTAAACCGGTCGCGAAACTCTCCGACAGCCCGGGGAAAACCATCTGTCACGACAAGGCTTTTGTCCGGGCACTGCGTAAAGCCTTTGACCTTCCGCCGGTGAAAAAGGCCAGTTAA